TCATGGCTTTTTCAGCTTCTCGACGTGCTCGATGATGCGCGTGGCCACATCTACCCCGCAGGCGGCTTCGATCCCCTCCAGCCCCGGCGTGGAGTTGACCTCCAGCACCAGCGGGCCGCGCGCGGAGCGGATCAGATCCACCCCGCACACCGACAGGCCCAGCGCCCTGGCCGAACGCACCGCCACCTGCTGTTCGGCGCGGCTGGCCTTGGCCGCCACCGCAGTGCCACCGGCATGCAGGTTGGAGCGGAAGTCGCCTTCCGGCGCCTGGCGTTGCATCGAGGCCACCACCTGGTCGCCCACCACGAAGCAGCGCAGGTCGGCGCCCTTGGCCTCACCGATGAACTCCTGCATCAGGAAATTGGCATACAGCCCGCGCAGGGCCTCGACGATGCCGCGCGATGCGCTGGCCTTTTCGGTGAGGATCACGCCCCGCCCCTGGGTGCCCTCGTTGAGCTTCACCACGTGGGGCGGCGGGCCGAGCATGGACAACAGGTCGACGGTGTCATCCGGGTTGTCACCGAACACGGTGACAGGCATGTCGATGCCCTTGGCGGCCAGCAGCTGGTGCGCACGCAGTTTGTCGCGCGAACGCAGGATCGCGTCGGAGGGGTTTGGGGTGCGTGCGCCCATCAGCTCGAACTGCCGCAGCACGGCGGTGCCATAGCGGGTGATCGAGGCACCGATGCGCGGGATGACCATGTCCACGCCGGTCATCGGCCGGCCCTTGTAGTGCATCGAAAAACCATCGGCGGCGATGCGCATGTAGCAGCGCAGCGGGTCGAGGATGCGAACGGTATGGCCACGCGTGCGTGCCGCCTCGACCAGCCGGCGGGTGGAATACAGCGAACTGTTGCGGGACAGGATGGCGAGCTTCATCGCGGCAGGATCGGGCGGCAGGCGCGCAGCATAGCGCGGGCGTGTGGCGGGTGGATGATGCCCCGCAGGCCACCGCATCTGCATGCCTGCCGGGGCTGTGCGAATATGCCGTTGCCGGCTGATGGACATAAACGGCCGGCTTGCACAATCCAAGGAGAACCACAGATGCGAATGGGAATTCCGCTGTTGTTGCTGTTTGGCCTGGTGGGAGGCGCCGCAGACGTACGGGCTGCGCCGACCCACGCAGTCTCCCGGCTCTACTTCGATGCCACCAACACCCTGATCGGCCAGGGCCTGCGCTACTGCACGGGCAAGGCACAGCACCAAGGCGTTGCCTCACACGCCAATACCCGCTGGATCGATGTTTCCTACGCCTGCCAGGGCGACTCGACCGACGTTTCCTACGGCAGCTGGGTGCCTGCGCAACTGCGGCAGGACTTCTGCACGCTGTATGACGCCTGCACATCACTGATGCCGTGGCCGGAACCCAGCCTGCCCGGCACCCTTGGCAACGGCTTCTACTCAGACTGACAGCCGATAGTCGCCGCACCGTCTCCGGCGATGACCGCACCGTCGCCGGGGACATCCTCATGGCTCATCCAAGGGATGCCTGCCGCCGCTGATCAGCGCGGGGGCAGGCGCAGCGAGAAGTGCCCATCGCGGACACGCACGGCCAGCGCGGTTTCCCGCCATTCCACAGGCAGGGCGAGCGCCGTGTGTGGCGTGGGGATGCGTGTGATCGCTTCGAACGTCCAGTGTTCCTCATAGGCTTCGCAGCGAAGCGAACCGTCATCGCCGGCCTCGATCACATCGATCCAGGCACCACTGCGGGCCTTGCCGCTGCCGCCCGTCGCACGGCGGCCAATGGCCTGCCAACACCCCTGCCAGTGGACGAGCCATACGCCCTCGATGGGACGCAGATCCCCATCAAGCACGCTGCCCGCCACCGCCACGCACCGTCCGGACGGGCTGGTGATCACCGTTTCCAGATCGCAGGCGTGACGGTCACTGGGCTCGCCATCAAGACAGAGCGCGTACGGGCAGACGCGCGCGAACAGCGTCGGATGCGCGGTCAGGCGCAGATCGTCGGGCAGCAGCGGTATGGCCTGCAGCACCCGGGCATCCGGCAGGACATGCCGCAATGCCTGCGGCAACCCGGCGGCCAGCGCGGGATGCTCCGGTTCCAGCCATAGACCCCGGCAGGGCCGCAGCGTGGTCGATCGACAGGGGATATCCCGCAACCACATTGCGGCTTCGGCATCCCCGCCAAGCTGCCGGCGCTCGTGCAGTTCCTGCCAGAACAGGCTGGGAACAATCGCCTGCAGGTGCATCACCCGCTTGTCCGCTTCGTCGTAGACGATCACCGCTTCGCTGCGATCAATGTAGCCACTGGCCACACGCAGCCCGCTTCCCGCCAACGCCTGCCACTCGCCACTGGCGTCGTGACTGCCTCCAGTGGATACGCCCTCGACAATGGCGCCATCGCGCAGCATCTGGGTGCTGTAGGCCGGACCTCCCATGCCCAGTTCGCCCCAATCCAACAGGACATCATGCGAGGGCGGCCGGGTAGCAAAGGGCAGCGTCGCCCGCGAGCGCAGCAGTGCGCCGCCTACGGTATCGCCGACCAGATCAAGGCGCTGCAGCACACCACCCACTGCAAGGCACGCGGCCAGGGCGACAACCACGCCCAGCGGCGACCACCAGGCCACGCAGATGGCGACCAGGACCAGGAACGGCAGCCACTGGGTGAAACGGCGGAGGGCGATTCGATCAACGGTCATGCGGGCATGGTGACTGCGATTGCGCACCATTCAAACCTTCAACGCGGTGCCAGGCAATGGGGGTCGAACCGGCATTTCCGCTAGACTTTCCCTGATGATGGAACGATGACTGACGTGAACCGCCGGAATCTGCTGCTGGACGTACTACCGCGATGGAGAGCACTGGCCAAGGATCCGGGAGTACCGCGCCGCATGCTTCGCCTGCCGGACTGGCAGGCAGACTGGAACGCGGGCATGGCCCTGCTTGCGCGTCATGCGCGCAAGGGCGGTGACCCTGCGGAGGAACCGCTGCAGGGGCATGCGGCGCTGGAACATGCGTACGGCTGGGAAGCGGTTGCCCAGACCGGCAGCAACCTGCTGCTGAAAGGCATCGACCGTGGATTCGCCCCCACGGCATTGCAGCAGATGCATGCCGACGTTGCAGAACTCTGGCTCGAGCATGCACGTTTGCTGGCCATTGCCCGGAACAGCCTGCAACAGCAGGGCCACGACATCGCGCTGGCCGCGCCGTTGCAACCGCGCACAACGCAGCACTACGAGTACGCCCTGCAGCTGTTGTCACTGGGCGTGCTGCTGGATGCGCAGGACCGTCTTCCAGCGTTGGTGGAGAAGGTGCTCTGCTTCGACACCGACCGCGTGCTGGACTACCTCAGCGCACCGGCACTGGGCCTTGCCGAAGCCAGCGATGCGATATTCCATCCGCGCCCGTTCGCCGAGCTGTTCGCGCCGTTGCGCGACGGTGAAGCGTTCGTTCCATCCCTGCTGACCGGCTACCTGCAGGTGCACTACCGTGACTTCTTTCTACTGTCGCCCCAGGCTCAGAAGCGGACCCGACGGCTGACCGGACCGCATGCATGGGGTTACTGGGCGCTGGAGGTAGCAGCGCTGGTGGTGCTGTATGGCGGCGACGATGCCGCGCCGCGCACCTGCCCGCACTATCCTTCCGACCTGGTGGACTTCGCCCGGCCGCAAGCGGGCGCATAAGCCACTCGAGCTATGGTTCGAAGGGGCCACAGCCCAACACTGAGGAGGAGATTGCGGCGCTGCTGCCACACGCTCGAGCTGGGTGTGGTGCATCGAGTACGCCGCGTCTGCCGTGGGTGAATACCCTGGAGACATGGAGCGGGCGATGGGAATCGAACCCAAACCCACCCAACCGACTGTTTCAAAAGGAAATCCATGAAACAATCGACTGAAAAAACGATACCTCAAACGATACCTGAAAGGCTAGCAGGGTTGCAGAAGGGCTATCAAGTGTCGACGTAATGCGTCTCGATTCCGAGCGGTCCGTAGCAGCAACCGATCCTCTGACGTAGCGAACGCCTAGCCCCCTCCCCGTGTGCCAGAACCGCCGACACCGCCAAAGTGAGCGTGTTCGAGTGGCCGGTCACTTGTGCATGACGCACCAAGTTCGCAAGAGCACGCAGGAGATCGTTAAATCGTTGCAACATCCCATTAACACCCGCCGATATACGATTGCGACTCATTCCCAAATGGACTTGTGACGTGTCAAACATTCCTACCCTTCCGACCGTTCCCGTGTTTGCGCCCCCGCAGCCAGACCCTTATTACGGCTTTGGCGGCATCCAATACGAGATCGCCTTAAGCTCCCCAATTTTGCAGGAAGGCACTCCCCCGCCCATCATCATCCGAGCACACTTCGCCAACTCCGATGGAATCTGGGCAACCGAAGGCACGGATCAGTTGAACGAGCTCTGCAAGGTGATGAGCAACCGGCCGGGAGACTTCGTGCGGGCGCAGATTTTCCGCTACGGTGCCTACTGTGGATGGCTTGGCGAAAACAGAGAATGGGCATTGCCTGGCTCTACTCCCACGTCGCAGAACGGCGTTCCCCTCCTTGATCCCGTTCAGGCGTGGGTAGAGGACGGGATGCGCTGGCCTCCGGCTTGGCGCGGCAACCTCTTCGACACGCAATTTCTTGCCGTCCAAGGCGTAGCGCACTGGATCTTCGGTAAGGGGGAGCCAATGACCGTGTCTCTTGAGAACCTTGGCCTGTTCAATCAAGTCACGGATTTCTCACCGATCATGGATATCCTGCGTGATCACAGCAAGGGCGACGGAACTTATCAATTCAGTGAGGCGCCCTTTATATACAACACCTTTGACCACGTCACGAACAATGTCCATGCAGCAGGCTTGATTGGTCGGGTTTCAGGAACACTAACGGGAACGCTGACCATCAACGGCGGGTCCTACACGTTCGATGGAAACTACGGCCTCAACCCAGATACCTACGACGCAAACCCAGCAAATCGCCCGCATTACCAGGAAGCACTCACCTCGTTCCTGCAAGCCATCAGCAATGTGATTGGCACGACCAACTATCAGATCAACTTCACGGGTCGCAATACCGTGCACTTCCAAGGCATCCGACCGTGAAGACCCCGCTCCTTCTCCTCACTCTCCTGGCAGGCGCGTTAGCCGGTTGCTCACGTGCAGACTGTCCCAACATGAGCAGTGAAGAGCAGAGAGAGCAGGTCGTCCACTACGTTCTTGGCAACACTTTCCCTCCCCTCAAAGACGTAGCACGCAGCGACATAACGTTCCTCGACGGCACCCGTCGTTACAACGCGGACAGCCGCTTGTGGGGATGGAACTTCCAAGCGAACGGAAAAGAATACATTGCCCTCATCGATTGCGACGGCAGCGTTGAGCTCTCCATAGCAAAGGAAGCCCTTTCTCCGTAGCGACCACCTCCTGCGGGGCCGTCGGCACAATGGTCGCTGAGACGTTCTCAGCGGCCATCGCTCTGGCTTGCAGGGCTGTCAAAGCCGTTATGAGCATCGCCGGAAGCGCACGGGATGACCTCATCTAAGCGGGATCCAATGGACTGCCGTTGGCTCGGGGAACGAAGGCCTTCATGGCCCGCGGATAAGCAAGACCGATCGGTGTCTCGTGTCGGCAATTTGGAGCGTTTGGCTCGGCGCCTACGGCAAGGAGCGTCGCACACGTGGCGGCAGGGTCACGCCGTTCCCACGCCTCCAGGAACCTAGTGGCGTGAACGGACGTCCAGGGGCGCCCATCGGCCAGCGCCGCCAGAGCCGCCGCGGCGGGTCCGGAAGACCCAACATGATCTGAGCGTGCTGCCAAGTGAAGCGGGGTCTGGGCATGGCGATCACGTGCATTCGGGGAAGCACCGGCCAGCAACAGCGCGGACACTGCCTCAACGTTTCCCAGATGGGCGGCGAAGTGGAGCGGTGTCTGACCGTGGCGATCGCGCGGATCAGGAAAGATGGTCGCGGCCAGTGCAGCGTTGAGCGCGGCAACATCGCCGATGACCACGGCCTCGTGTAATGGCGTCCAAGTCATGATTGCCCTGCCCTTCGAGTGGCAGCCCTCGCCTCCAAATGGGCGATGCCTTTTTCGCGCAGAGCGTTGCGTCGGGTCGGTTGTAGCAACAGCTGCTCGCTTACAACCAACAATCCTCCGACAACTTCTGCCGGATCCCAACTGTCCACCCCGGCAGCGATAACCAGACCACCCAGTTCGATCTTCCGGTGAGCATCAGCACGGCGATCCGCTTCGCGTTGCTTCAGTTCTGCACGTCGGCGCTTGCGTTGCTCTTCGCGTTCGACGAGCAGCAGCTTGGCTTGCTCCTTGGCCAGCGCTCCGATCATCCGCTCCAACTTCAGTTTTTGCTTCTCAACGTTCCCCACAGCTCGCTTGCTCTTGCGTGGCTTGAAACGGCGCTGGAGCCTGTGCTCTCTTGGCAGGAGGCTACGGATCCAAGCCTAATGCCTCCAAAAATTGCGCGCCGCGTGCGCGCAATGCAAGCGCGTCTTGATGAGGTGACACCAGAAATGGAGTCAATTCAGAAAAAGATATCGCTAATCAATGAAGCGTCAGACGCAGCCGACGCCTTGCCGACAGACCTGGAAGAACTCCGCAAAGCGCGCAGTCAGATCGAAAAGCTATCAACGGAATCAGCCACAACGCAAGGAAAGATCCAGCAGAGATGGGACGAGATAGAGAAGTTGCTACTGACGATGAGCGAAAAATCTGTTGAGGCAGATAAGTTGGTCAAGCAGACGGAGGAGGCTTATCGCGTCGCAACCTCGATTGGACTTGCAGGGGCTTTCGACCAGCGATCCAAATCAATGGCTTGGTCGATGAGGTTCTGGGTAGTCGGCCTGTTGGTTGCGCTCGGCGGCGGCACCGCAATTGGTGCAAGTCGGGTAAGGGTATTGACCGATGCGCTGAGCTCCAGTTCACCCAACTGGGGAATTGTTTGGATTCACATAATTCTTTCTGTCGTCAGTGTTGGAGCGCCACTATGGTTTGCTTGGCTCGCAACAAAGCAGATCGGTCAGCGTTTCCGAATCGCAGAAGATTACGGATACAAATCCTCCGTTGCGAAGGCTTACGAAGGATATCGCAAGGAAGCAGCTCGCATCGACGAGGACTTCGAGAATAGGCTGTTCAATTCCGCTCTAACTCGCTTGGAGGAAGCGCCCTTGCGATTGGTTGAAGATGTAACCCATGGAAGCCCATGGCATGAGCTCATCAACTCTGATGCCTTTAAGGCCGCGCTAGACAAGGTTCCAGATCTAGGAACGACCTTTGCGAAGATCAACCTGAAAGCTGGTAGAAGATCAAAGAATTCGGCTAGCTTGCCTGAGGGGGCCGTAGAAGCAGCTGAGTAATCTTCTAAGAAAACGCCCCGGACTTGACAAAGCTCCGGGGCGTTTTACTTTGAGTTCACGGCCCCCGAGTTTGATCGACTCGGAGGCGAGCAAGGTAGGTAGCTCTACGACATGCCCAGGCAGTGCCCCTTGAGCACACATTAGCAAGCCTTGGATGGACCGCAAGCCTCTCCTCCTTCTCTCCTCACAGTCTGTCCAGCTCAAAGGCCGTTGGTAGCCGTATCACGGTGCCGGTGGAGTGACCGGCGGTGCACAACGCAATCCTGGGAGCCCAGTGCGGGCTTGGACTGACCATCACCAGCGTGCACCGGTTTTAATGCGAGGGGACACAGGGCGCGGTATGGCCTGGCAACTCGCGCCAGCCAGGTAACGCAGATGTCGATGGTAACTGGGGAGTGCTCAATCTGGCCCCAGCAGCGTCTCCCATTCGCGGTCCCGTTACCAATGGTTCGTTGCTAGGAGAAGCCCCAGGAAAAACGCGCCTGGGCACGGGAAAAGTAAAGCAACACCGGAGAGACGCCCTCGCATGGGGGTGACAGGACCCGGACCCGGCGCGACTGATCGCGTGAACCTGTCGAAGCGGTGCAGATTAGGGAATCACCGCGCCCTGAAGTGCTGGGGGTCGCCGCCACGGGACCGACGCACGGGCCAAGTCACCCCACCGCTTTAGTCAGCGGGGTCAGGGGAGACTTTGCCCTTCGGCTGGAGGGGACCCGGAGGGGACCCGACAGCCGAAGGGCAAAGCAGGGGGGGCTTTGGCAAAGCTATTGGGGTTTAAGGAAAAGCTTGTGCACGCTTTTCCCGTTTTCGAAAAGCAGATCGGGCGAAATTTCTCCCCAAGTTCCGCTTTCACCCGCCCGCCCCTTGAGCCATGCAGCTCGGCTGAGCGTGGCCTGCGATCTCTTGCGCGGAGAAGCAAACCACTGACACCTCAGCCAAGACGGTGACGACTGTAACGAACGGCAGTGCACGCTCACGCGCTGGACCTCACTCGCCTGGAACGCGCCGTGACACTGCACTACATTCCTCCTCCCCTGATCCGATCAGCGGGCGAAGCACAGATCTGGGGCACCCACGGCGTCGTGGTCTCGCAACCCCAACCACTGCGCTCCGAAGCATTTGAGCTGAGGCAGGCTTACGAGCCCAAGCTCCTGGAGCCGGACCTTCACCCGCTCCTGCTGCTTTCGTCACGACTAAATCGGGTTCACTCCCAAGCTTACAACGGGGACTTCCTGCTGCCCGTCAGCGCCGTTGAAAAAGCCCACAAGGCAATCGCGCCCCTGAGCCCAGCGGATCTGCGCACAACCGACGCCTTGATCGCCTCACTGACGTCCGCAGCAGGCCTCCAGGCACCCTCGCTTCGATCAGATCGCGCATGGGTGGCAGGACGAGGCCCCAAGGAGGCGGTGCTCGTGCTGCCACCGGTCGCGGTCGTCGATCCACTGCTCGCCAATCTCCTGACCACCCTCTCCCAGCACCAATCCAACTGCAATGAGCACCTCGACGAGGCGCTGGCGCACCAACTGCTGACGATCCACCCATTGGCCGATGGAAACGGACGGATCACACGTTCCTTGCTGATCAAGCTCGCCGCTCGCAAACGCAGTTTGTTCCCGCTCTACATTTGCTGGCTGCTGATGTTTGACAAGTTGGCAACCGTTGCTTCGTGGAACGACGCCTCCCTCACCGGGCAGCACACGCCCGAGCCCGCAAGGATGGAGCGGTGGCTGGCAGCGGCGCGCGCCCTAGTCTCCGTGTGGCAAGAAGCACGAAAAGAATTAGACGTCAGGGCAACTGACGCCCTGCTGTTCACAGGAGCCGTGACCGAAGACGCCGTGCGGGCCGTCAGCGAGAACTGTTCCCCACCGCTGGCCCGGCGAATTGCCTCGACCTACGCCGCATCCTCCCTCCCCTCCCAAAGAGACCTCGAAGAAGCCATTCAAACATGCATTGGAACGTGCAAGAAGCTCGCATCGCCCGCTTTGAAGCCCCCAAGGACTGATGGTGATTCATGAAGAACAAACCGACGTTAACTCCCGAAGACATCTCCACATCGCAGAACCTCAAACGCCAGATCCGCGACATTCTTCGCATATCGCTGATCGTGGGCGGGTCGTTGCTCGCAGCCCAATCAGGCATGGCCGACACCACCAACGATCGAGGAACGACCAACCTTCCTCCGGTTGATGCGATACCGCCTCCTTACATCCCCCCCATGGATCCCCCCTCACTTCCCGGAGTTGGGGGCTACGACCCAGGCGAAGGAGGTGGTGGTGGGGGCAACTCTTCTCCCCCCTCAGCAGACACTTGGAAACAGCGGGTTTGTGCAGAACACATTGCCAGGAAGCCCGCCTCCTGCCCTGCGCGCATCCCGTTCCCATCGGGGGCCAGCTACGCAAAAGATCGCTTGCCTGGCGCTTCTTGGGGGGCAAAGTCCACTGTCCTGATGGCGATTTCCTTCAGCGAAGGCCGAACGCACGGGTTTGGTCGAACCGTGCCGCCTGATCCGAACGCTCAGGCTTCTATGAAGGACGCCCTGGAACGCCAGACCCAGAATTACGCCAACCTGACAAAGGACTTCGACAGCGCGACCGGGGAGTTTCGCTACGCGGTTATGCATGCATGCGAACAGCAGCTTCAAGCATCGAGTGCGACCAGGGCTGGCATCAACATCACCATTCCTGAGTCATACTGTCTCAGCATCCTTAAGGCGATAGACGATGAGGTGGGGGCTCCCGGTCTCGTTGAGACCTTCGTAGAGTGGGCACGTCGCTACGGCGTGCCCGTGGAGGAATACATCACGCCGCAAGGGGCAGGTGCGGTTGAGCTGGAGAAATCCCTGAAAGAGAAATGGAAATATGTCTCTGAAGATGCCCAGTGCTCAACATGGTGGACGCAACTGGACCAACAGCAATGTTCAATTCCTTGACAGGTGAGCGCATGAAAAACTTCGCAATCGTGGCCATGCTTGCCTGCGCACTTTCCGCTTGCGCGGACAAGTCCTCCCCCGCAGCGGACGTTCAAACGACTGAACAGAAAGCCCAGCAGGGCGACCAGACACCAAAAGGCGAGACGTCACGGCCCACGCCATCCTCCAACGCCGGCGTAAACGCGGCCGATCGATCTGCCGAAATTCAGCAGAGGCTGTGCCCTGCGGTGGATCCGTCCTGTGCGAGCGCCGGCCCACTGAGCGCCCGCTCTCCAGCCGAGGCCCAGTGGTTGATTCAGCATGGCTATCCCTCTGAACAGGAGAACGCCAAGTTGCATGCCGCCAGCCTGCAATCCCTCCAAGAGATGGCAGCGTCCGGCAATAGGCCGGCCGCCGTTGTCTACGCGGAGAGAATTGCTCTGGAAGCCGGGAAGTTCACGGAAGGCTCCGTGCTTCTCTATGAGCAAGCCAAATCAGGCAACCTGTTCGCCTACTACGGGCTTTCCAAGATCTACTATGACGACCCCAGCCACGGCTCCTTGGTGGATAGCGCCGCGTATCTCAAGGTTGCCTACCTGCTGGGTGACTCAAGGGCCTCGGAACTGCTGGATCGTCCGAAACTTGGCACCGCTGAACTGTTGTCAGCAGACAAGCGAGCGGCAGGGCTGCTGGAGACGTTCTCAGGCGGCGTGGAGCGCTCTCCTCGCCCGCTGGAGTAAGCATGGGCTTGTAGAGCGGTAACCGCTCTGCTCAACGCCAGCGCCAGCGCCAGCAAGTGAGTAGAAGTTCCAGTTCAGCTTCAGGAAGGCCCCCGCTCAGCTGGGGGCCTTTTTCTTTCCTCCACGCCGACCAACTTCCCGCAGCTTCTGCTCGGCCGAGCGCAACGCCAAGTCAAACTGCCCCGGTTGATAGCGCGGCAACACAACCGGAGGCGAGAACCTGCCCAACGTCGCCACGCGGTCCGGCAGGGTGGAGCGGTGAATGTAGTGCTTCTCCAAAACCGTCTGCCCCGCAGCATGTCCGGTGACCGCGCCGATGGCCGCTGGCGACGCACCTGCGGCGTCGAGGCGATCGGCCAAGGTGTGGCGAAAACCGTGAAAGCCCTGCCCCTTTTCCTCGACGCCTTGCCGCTTGATGTAGGTGGAAAACTGGCGTGACAGCTGCCTGCCAAATCCCAGACCGGTGCTGTTCGGGAGATTGGGGAACAACTGCACATGGCCTGCGGCCTTGGCCTCCTGCACGTAGTCCAGGAACCCGGCCTCCAGCACGGGTTGCGCCAAGGGAATAAAACGGCGCGAATGCTTGCCCTTGATCCGTTGGCCCCTGGCCACCACCCGGACGTAGAATCCGGGAACGCCATCGACCGTTGCGATGTCATCCACTTGCAACTGAGCCACTTCGTTGACCCGAGCACCGCTGTAGAGCCCGAGCATCGGACCAAACCACCGATGCGGATACTTCGACGCCCAGGGAACAAACGCGCTTCCAAAAATGGCGCCCAACTCGCTGTCGGTGAAGGGAGATCCCCTGTCTTCTTCGTCTGGGGTCGCCACCGCTCGAACGCCTGCCAATGGATTGACCTCCACTCGCTTGGCCTCGACCAAGGAGATAAAGAACACCGACAGACGCTGGCGGTGCTTTTTGATGGTCCAGGCGGCCGGCTCGGGCTCATCGTTGGCCTTTGCCAAGGCCATCACCTCCAGCACCGGCATTCCTCGGTAAGCAGGCCGCTTGGATGCATTCGAAGGCCACCATCGAATTGCGCTGAAGAACTCGCGCACGTGATCTTGCGCAAGCTCGGACACAGGCAGATCTTCCCCTACCGCGCCAGCAAACAACCGCAACGTGTGACGGCTCTCCAGAATCGTCTTTGGCTGCAACTTCGCGTTGGTCAGATCCGTCAGGTGGTTTTCGATGGCCTTAGACAGTGACAGTCCAACCGAACGACCTGTCGCCTCCCTCTTCGCATGCGTCTCCTGCTGCTTGAGCAGAAAATGCTCAGGAAGCAGGCCGATGCTTTCTACTGGATCGGCGCTGGCCATCTTTTCGAGGGTCTCGCGCCAGAACGCCATGTCTTCCGGCGTTTTGATCTACACCTCGGTCACGCCCGCGCCGTTGGGGAACGTGATCCCTTTCAAGATCAGCTGTTGAACGCCATTCCGCCGCACCCTGCGTAACACCTCGTCGATGTCCACCGCCTGCCCCTGTCTCAATGCTTGGAATGCCTGAGAGAGTGCCATGCCCATGCGGGCAGCGACCAGCCTGGCCACGTCTCCGAAGGGAGCGTGCAACGGACGAACGAGGAAGCGCGAGCCAACCAATGCTCGCAAGTCTTTCGGGACGAGAAAACGGGCATAGACCCCGCTTGGTCTGGCCAAAAGCAATGGCTTTGGCATGTTTGGCGATACCTCAAACGATACCCAGGAAGGTCGTTTGAGAGGCCGTTATCCAATCCAAAAACCCTCGCGCCTCCAGACACTTAGCGCGGATCTCGGTGTTGATTGGAGCGGGCGATGGGAATCGAACCCACGTCAGTAGCTTGGGAAGCTCGTCAGGAATACATGCGCTTCAATGGGTTATTCCTGATTTCCGCTCCGCAATGCGCCCAGTTGCAGGGTCATTTTTACCGAGAGAAACACAACATCCGCAGCAATTGCGGAGCGCGCCCGAACCTCTCAGACGCTCCGCCGAAGCTGCTCCAGTCCTGCCCTCAGCCACGCCTTGGTGCGGACGTCCCTCGCTCGGGGTTTCGTCTCTGCCGGCGGCTTACGCGGTTCGAGCGCTGCCTTGATCCGCTCGATTTCCCTTGCCCCGGCCTCGGCCAGACGCCTGGCCTGTTGCCGCTGCTCGCGGGTCGGAGGCAGGCCGGGCAATGGCGGCTCCGGCTGGATCGGGGTGCTGTCGGTCAGCCGGGCGACCGCCTCACGCAGAGGCAGCTCGGGATACAGCCTGGCGGCACACCAGCGCTCGGCGTAGCGCTTCGCCTGCCGGACGTTGGCGGCGCGGACTTGCTTCACATGCCACATCTTCTGGCCTTCCATCCATAGCCGCACCCCGGGACCGCCGTCGGGCGTGACGCTGGCTGTCTCCCGGCCGTTGTACCAAAGCGCCCAGCGCTCACCCGTCTGGACCCAGCCAGATGGAATTGGGGCGGTGCGGAAGCCGTGGGAGGAATGCATGGCCGGAAGGATACGGCCGGCAGTCGCAGATCCTGCGAACGCGGCGGCGACCTGCCTGAATCGTTCGGGCAGAGCCGAGCCTGGGCTCAGCTCTATTGCGGAAGGGCAATTGTTAAGCCACGCACCGGCGATTTGACGAAATCGTCAATTTGCCCGAATCGGAGGGTCGAGCCTGACTCGACTCTGTGCCGGCGCGGCGAGGCTCAGGCGCTTCCGGCCTGATGCAACACGGCCCTTCAATTCTTTTCGGTCGTAGCTCGCGACTCTTCCTTGACCTGCTCTCTCAAGGCCGCGTCGCTGGCCTGAGCCCGTTCCAGCGCCTGTCTTACCTGAAACGCCGGATCTTGGGTCACGCCTTCTAGGGCCTCAATTGCTTGGCGATTCGCTTGCAATCGATACTCGCGGTCAATCCGTGCCATTTCGGCTACGGCAAGGACAACGCTGACGATCACCACCACGGCGATGAAGCTCTTCCAAGGGAAGCCGTCTTTACGGCGGGGCTTCTTATTGCGCTTTGGCAACTCTTCCATGATCCAGTCCGGCCATCTCGGTCAGGTGCTCTAGGGCCATGCTAGCGCCATGGAGCCCACTTGGCACCAACTACGCGGAAACAGCATATGGTTCTTCCAACTAGCCCCGGTGCCGGCGCGGCGCTGCTCACGCGCCCCCGGGTTGAGCTGCCTGCGGCCCCGGATCCGGCGAAGTCAGGATGCCCGCCCTGCCCCGCCGACACCATCGGGCAACCTCGCCTTGTCGGGTCGGGCTGTCCCTACACGCCCCGGGCACGGCCGGCCGGGCTACCCTCCGGCCATGTGCGGCCGATTCGTCCAGCTCCCCGTGATCGACTTCGGCCAGCCGGGGCTGGCTGACCTTGCCCCCGGCCTGGCCGAGATCCAGCCCAGCTACAACCTCGCGCCTACGCAGCGCGCCTCGGTGATCCTGGACCGGGGCGAAGGCCGGCAGGTCACCCGGCTGGCGTGGGGCCTGCTGCCTTTCTGGGCCAAGGCCAAGGGACTCCAGGGTTCAACCATCAACGCGCGGATCGAGACGGTGGACACCAAGCCCGCCTTCCGGTCGGCGTTCAAGAAGCGCCGCTGCGTGATCCCCATGGCCGGGTACTACGAATGGTCGGTCAGCCCCGAGGACGGGAAGAAAGACCAGTGGTTCATCCACGCGACCGGGCCGCTGCTGGCCGCCGGCCTGTGGGAGGACACCAGCCCCCTGCTGCCCGACGGCAACCTGGGCACCTTCACCATCATCACCGGCGACAGCAGCGGCGTCTCGGCCGACATTCACGACCGCATGCCGGTGTGGCTGCATGCCGGCCAGATCGATGAGTGGATGGCCGCTAGTCCAGACGATGCGATGGCGATGCTGCTGGCCAGCGAGCCGCCGGCGATGGAAGCCTATCGGGTGACCCGCGCGGTGAACACGCCGCGGAACAACCGCGAGGATCTACTACAACCCGTGGCATAGCGTTCAACCGAAGCACGACGGAACCTGCGGCTGGACGCTGCCTTTACGAAGTCAATGCCCGGTCACGTCGATCAGCACGAAGTGGCCGGATGCACTGAACTGCGTGGCGTTGTCTGACTGCGGTATCAGGGCAGTCGCGCCGGCATAGTAGAAGCGTCCCGACCCCGCTGCGCCCGTTCCATCCCCCTGCGGCCCGGTCAACCGGAACCCCACACCACGCTCGATCCGCTGGCACGAACGAGACGAGATCACAGCGTAGCGCCGACCAGCCGGGACCTGCATGTAGGCCCCCTCTGCCGCCCCGAACGGGGCGGTTGTCACGCCTACGATACGAAGGGGCTTTGCCCAAGAAGCGAAAGCCAGCTCGCCGGTGTGCTCTCGGTAGACCTCGATGCCGGTCTTGCCCGGCGTTCCAGTCACAACCGAGTCGTATACCCACACCGTGCCGAACACCAACGATGAACCTGTGTAGGCTGACACGCGCCAGTTGTTGCCGCCGATATTGGTCAGAATCACGCTGAGCCCGAAGTTGTTGTTCGGACCCGTGACCGCGACCACCGGGCTCTTGGCCTGGAAGTCACGCGTGACGTACCGGGTTACTACGATCCCCGACACCTGGTAGGCAACGGCGCCCGCCTCGTTGATATCGAACTTGTGGCGCAGGTGGAAGTTGAGCAGGTCGCTGCGGACCTGCACTGTTCCAGATGGGGTGTACGCCTCAAAGCCTGCTGGCATATCAGTGCACTCCGTACAGCACAGTTGCAGGGACCAGGGAGAAGACTGGTTGCCCGTTGGCATCCACATCCGTTCCCCAGTAGACCCGGCCATCCGAGTACCAGACGGTTGGCGTGCGGCCAGGCTGCGCAGGCGGAGGCACCACGTAGAAGAGGAAATCCCCAGGTGGTAGCGGCCCTACCCACGTCGAATTACCGTGCACGGAGTCGGTCTGAATCGTGCCGATGAAAAGCCCCAAGCGGGTCGTGTAGTCGATCTCCAGCGACCCGTCGAGATTGAAGGTCTGGATGCCTGCCGGCATGCGATGCTCCCTAATGATTGGCGGGAGGGCCTTGGCGCCTCCCGCCCTTTGCTACTGCCACCAGCCCATGCGCGTGGCGAGCTGCCCGTTCGGGTAGTAGGTGCGCCAGTGCCCGTCGCTGTACTCCGTGCGCTGGCCACCCGAAGAAGACGAGACGCGGAACATATCTGCCAGCACATCGAACGAGCTGATCTCTCCCGTTGCTGCCAAGGCGATGCCTGCGATCTTCTTGTCCGCTCGAACGTCCACGCCCCAGCGGGCGCTGGCTTCGTTGCCGCCCGGTGACCATGTGGGCGGCTGGGTTGCACCCTCGGCCACTTCGGACAGCATCGGCCGCATGATCCAGAAATAGGGGTCTGCCTGCCCCATTCCCTGGATGCGCAGGCGCACCACCATTGACACGGTTCCCGATGGTGCCTTGGCGATGCCGAACCCGCGCGGGAAGGTCGAGATAGGCCCGCTGGTCAAGCCTGCAGGTTCCATATTCGGCGTGCCGACGCTGCCGATGATCTGCCCCAATCCGTTGAGAAACTCGGCATAGAACAGCACCCGGCAACGGTGCGAGTTGACCACCGCCGAAATGCAGTAGGTCTTTCCCGCCTCTGCCGGCAGGGTATCTCCAGCGGTGGCAAAGGCGTTCGAACCATTTGCCCACATCCCGGGCCGCATCGCCGACAGCGCGCTGGTCATCCCCTGCGGAATGTAGTTCGCGTTGCCGGAAGTGTTTCCGAAGTTGCCAAACCCCCCCGGTGCCAGCCATGCCCACGGCGTCGCCGTCCAGTTCGGGAACGTGGAATTGGACAAGAGGTTGCCGCCCGAACCCTGGTTCCGAACCTGGACTTCCATGGTCTGCACCACGGCAGCGTCAGCCTTTTCACCGAGTCCCGCCTGCACCCCTTGGATCGCGATTGCATTGGCGTTGATCTTCCCGTCGTGCTGCTGCACGGTCGACTGCATCTGACTGAAGGCCGTGGCGTTGACGTCCCCCACCTGCGTTTTCAGACTCACCAGGTCCTGCGCGGTTGCGTCCAGCTTGCTGCCCTGCTGGTTCACCGCCGTGGTCAGCCCTGCCGTTGCCGAAGCATTGGCGCTGATCAGTAGCTCGTCGGTCACGTCGTAGAACTCAATGCGATCGACAAGGACCGTTGCGTCGCCAGTTCCGCGGTTGGTGATCCACACCTGGCTCATTACCTCAGTGCGGGCGTCGCCCACTGGGTGCTCCAGCACAAAACGCTGCCAGGAACTCGTGAGGTTCGGTGTGGTCTGGTCGTTGTTGCCCTCGCCTGTGGTATCCCGAGCCCGGCAGCGCGCGGTCAGCGTTGCACCACCGGACACAACCTTGGCGACGATCACCGTGCGCAGCTTGCGACCGGTGCGCCCCGTCTTCAGTGGAACCCAGCGACCGCCGTTGGCGTAAACGAACGGCGAGCCGGCTGCACCTGCCTTGTGCACTATCTGAATTGCGCTGCCCTGCTGTCCGCCACCAGAGACCCAAGTCACATCACCGTTCTGCTGATTGCTGTTCCCCTTGACGAACGGCGCCATGTCACCGTCGAACATCGCGTTGACGTTGAGGTTCTCGCCTCGGTTGAAGGATGCATTAAGGGTGCTGGACAGGACGGTAAGCTGCTCCGCCTGCGCCGCCGCCTTGTTCTCTGCGCCCGTAACACGGGTGGTCAGGCCGGTCACGGCATCGGCATTGGCGTTGACCCCCTGCTGGGCGGTGTACGCGTCGGTTACGTCGATGACGAACGCGTCGTCGTAGATCACGTCGCCGCTGGTCACCCCGCCGCGGATTGTGGCACGGACGATGAAGCTCCAAACGTCGTCCCCCACGGGCACGTACCCAGATAGCTTGGTCCATTCCGACCCGACGTTCTTTGCAGGAATCACCTGGACGTTCGGATAGGCCACCGTGCCATTGTTGCGGCGCACGGTAGCCTGCAGTCCGACGGTGCCGTCACCCGATCCGGTGGTCAGTGGGTTCGCAGGATCGTTGCGGACCCAGACTTCCGCGTAGAACACGCGGCTGCCGTTCGTACGGAACTCGATCAGGGACACGTCACGGATCGCCCCCGTGGCGGTCAGGCTTAGAGCCTTGGTCCCGGAACGCGCGAACGTGTCCGTGATGCGCCCTATGCCATAGGCGTCACCCGCCTTACGCGTCTCAAAGCTTCCGTCCTGAATCAGGTTAGCGCCGCTGAGGATCGACGTAGACAGGTCACTCTGCAGCTTGGTGATGCTGGTCGAGGTGGAATCGATCTTGCCCTCGGCGGTAGTCACCCGGGTGGTCAGGTTCTGCAACGCCGATGCGTTGGCGTCCGCCTTGCCGGAAACGCTGGTCAGGTCGCTGCGAAGCGAAGTCAGCTGCCCAGCCTGGGAGGTGAGCGTGTCACCCAGCTGCGTCACGCTGGTGCTGAGGTCCGAGATCGCTTGGGCATTCGCCAGCAGCTCGGTCACTTCCTCCAGCACAACGTCGTCAACCCATAACGTACCAGCTGTGTGATCGCTGTTGACGTACACGCGCAGTGCGCTGATGGTGGTTGCGGTGACGGTGGATTCCAGACGCGTCCACTCGGTACGATTGGCAGCGAACGCCAGCCCTGCGATCAGCCCATCATCCTGATTGGCGATACGAATCTTGCCGTTGCCGCTGGTCCCGTTGTACGCCGCATCGGTCTTGTAATAGGCGCTGATACGGTATTTCTTTCCCATTACGACCGGGATGTTGCGGTCCGTGGCACCGTTTGCGGTCATGCTGCGGCTACCGCTGGGTGCGGTGACCTTCAGGCACTTACCGTTTCGACCTTCAGCCACAATGCTGACGCCGCCCATGTTGCTGTACGACCAGCCCACGGTATTACCCTGATCCCAGCTGCCGTTCAGGACCATGTTGCTGCCCTGCGAGATCAGCGCCGGCAATGTGGCGTTGATCGTCGTGATCGACTGAGCCAGCGCGCTCGTGGTGGTGGCGGTCGCCTCCTGCAGCGCCGTAACCGATGCAGCAGTTGCCAGCGAACCGGCACCGGCCGGCATGCGGGCCTCCATCGTGCTGATGCGCTGCACCTGCGCCGAGTCCGCAGCCACACGGGCCTTCAGCTCCTCGTAGGCCAGCCCTGCAGTCAGCTGAAGCGGATCCGTTCCGGTGTAGTTGCCACGCATCTGAACGGCCAGCGTGTTGCGCTGGAGAGCCTCGGCGGCATCTGCGGTGATACGCGCCTGGGTTTCTTCCTGTACCAACGCCACCGACGCGCCGGGCTGCGGGCGACCGACGGCGATGTAGTCGATCAGGTAGTAGTTGGCGACGGTCTGCGCCGCCCCCAGCTGCAGGCGAATCGCATCCACCGTGGCCGGCCACCACGCAATGTCCTGCACGTCGACGGTGGCCACGCCGTTCACGTCCCACGCCGGTTCCGGGATGGCCACACGCTTCTGCGTGTTCCATGCCTGGTCCGTGGTGGTGATCCACTGGAGGAATCCGTTCCACGTCGGCGAGCCAACGCGCTTCACGCGCAGCTTCACGAAGCGGTACGCGCTGCCGTCTACGGCCAAGGCCACCGGCGACTGCACCCAGGGCGCGGTGGCGTGGTTGGCGGGCCGCAGCCAGCCATCCACGAGGGTTGGCGCGCCGTTGCCCGTCCACCCTTCAATGGTCTGATTGAACGGCCAGAGCTTGATGCTGTCGAACTGCGTCCCGCTGCCGGCCGCAACCTCCGACACCGCGCGCGCCAACGATTCGTCGGCGCTCTGCCGCAGCTGCTCCTCGCGGCTGATCGCCGCCTCGCGCGCCATCTTCTCGTTCAGGAGCGCATCAATCCGCGCCTGGGCCTCGGCACTGATCGCCTGCATGGCTTCAGTCACGCCCTGCTGCCGCAGCAGCGCCTCGGCGACCAAGTCCTGTGCGGCCTGTGCCAGGCCGGCGGCGCGAGCCGCCGCCTCGTCCGCGATCGTTTGGATGCGGGCACTGATCTCCGCCGCCAGCTTGGCCTGCTGTTCGGCCAGGTCCTTGGACGTAGTCGGCGGAACAACGCCCACTACGGTTCCGGTGCCTGTCTTGCCGCGTACGGTCGGGGTGATCTGGAACCACCACGTCTTCCCGCTGCCGTCGCTGTAGACGTACCGCGTCTCGGTGGTGCGGTGGATCTCCGTCCAAGGACCGTCCTGGCTCTCGCTGCGCGAGATGACGTAGATCACACCCTCCAGATCAACGGCGTCCCATTCGAGCACGACGCCGTCGGCTACCGGCGTGGGATTGACCCCGTTCGCCGGCGGCACGTCCGGCGCCTTGAAGGGCACCGGGAACCAGGTGGAAAAGCGCGGCGCCACCGGAGACGCGGACGGCAGCCCGCCCACGCCGATTTCTACCAGCGTGAGTTTCCTTGCTTGCATTGCTGATTACCTCGCGTTGAGTGCTTCGCGCAGCGCTGAACTGCTCGCGTTGCGTACGCCCTGGGTAGTGGTAGACACGAGCTGGCGTAGCAGCTGGTTCTGTTCGGCGAGCAGAGCGTTGCTCTGCTGTATGGCGGCGGTGGTTTGCGTCTGAGCGTCGTTGTTCACGACCAGGTCGAACACGGCCCGGCTGAAGTTGTCCGGCAACGCCTCGATGGCGTCGGCCAGCGCACCCATGCTGGTTCCGTCAGGCTGATTGAGATCTCCGACCTTCATGCCATTGATGAGGCCGGTGACCCGGCCATACAGGCTGTTGTAGTCCTGCCCGCTGGCGTACAGGTTCCGTCCGAAGCCCAGTGCGGCCTGAGCGGCCGCCTGCGCGGCGCTGGTGTCGCCACCGGACACCGCCCGCTCCAGCTCCTTCATCGCTTCGCCCAGCTTCTCCTGGTCCGTCAGCGGCGACAGGTCACTGATCGACAGGCCGTACTGCATGGCCTTCTTGTCCTTGTCGATCTGCGCCTGCAGCTTGCCCATGTTGGTGGCACGCAGCGCCTCGATCTTGGCCAGGTCCTCCGCCCGAGCGCCAGACAAGCCGAGCGCCTTGGCGTAGTCGTTCGCCGATTTCACCTGCTGGCGATACGTGCGCTCGATCGACAGTGCCTGCGACTGGTACTGCGTCAGGTTGGCCGTCATCAGCTGAGTGCTCACGTCGGCCATGAGGCTGGCGTAGTTCCCGAGCAGCCCGGTCACCTTCTGCACCTGGGTGGCCAGGTCCGTGCCGGCAACGGCGGCTAGATCCTGGAAGTAGTCGACCGCCTTGTTGACCTTGTCGACCTCCAGGCCATTGAGCGCCCGGCCCAACTCATCGGCGTTGCCAACGGCCAGCGCGATCGACGCACTGAGCGCGGTGAAGACGTCCGCCGATTCGAAGTAGCCGTCGAGTTGGCCACCGAACCCCGCCGCCTTGACCGCCTCGGTGTACAACCGATTGGTCATGTCGCTGAGGTATGCCTCCAGCTGCGCCTTGGCCTCAGTGGAGTCGGCCGACAACTGGAGCTTCCCCAGGTCCACCTTCACGCTGCCGAGCTTCTGGGTCAGATCCACACCCAGCTGCTTGGCCAGATCGGTTGCAGCGCCCCGGACCTGGCGCGCGGCCATATCGAACGTGCGATCGATGCCGGGGTCCAGCGCGCCGAACTGCGTCCACTTCTTGTCGCTGCGGAACAGACCGCCCTTGGCCTTGATATCGGCATAGCTCTGACCATCGAATCCGCCGAAGCCATAGCTACCCGTGATGCCCTGCCCGGTGACCTTGGGAGCCTGCCGACCGAACAGCTTCGCGTGGATGCTGGAGCCGGACAGGATCGACGCGACTTTGTCGTTGAAGCCCAAGGCGCGGAACCCCTTGTCGGCCAAGCCGACAGCCCCGGCGGTGGCGATTTTGCCGGCCCAGCTCTCACCATTGGCGATGTTCCAGCCCTGGTCGAACAACTGGGCGTTCTTCATCATGCCGGCGACAATCCAGCCGATGATGGGGACCGCCGCCGCTGCCGAGCCAGCAGCGCCTGCACCCGCCGCACCTGCGCCGGCTCCTGCACTGCCACCACCGATCAACCCGGAGAAGCTGGAACCGGTCATCCCGGCCATGCTGGTCACGTCGCCGAAGCCTGTCAGGGTTCCCGCTGCGGCCCCGGCGGAACGGCCGAACCCGAACAGGCCCTGGCCCTTGGAAAGCAGCCCGGCCACCGTGCTCACGTTCTGGCCGCCGGCCGCAGAGCCATTGCCGCCGAACAACCCCATCAGACTCTGCAGGTTCAAGCCACCGCCCTGCCCGTTCATTCCGTTGAGGATCTGCGTCTGGATCGGGATCACGATCTTCTGCTGCAGGAACTCGCGGGTCAGGTCACGCAGCCCGCGCTTGGCGGTATCTTTCAGGTCGTCCCACAGGTTGTCGAAGTCGCGCATGCCGCTGGCGACGAAGTCGGACATGGCGTCAGCGGCATCGCCGACGCCGTCGACGACCACGCCGGCCCATGCCTCAACGTTGGCAGCAGCCTCCTCCACGCGCAGCGACAGGTCGGCCGATGCTCGGGCGGCGTCCAGCATGGCCTTCTCGTACTGCTCGTAGCTCGCTGCCCCCTTGGACAGCGCCAGGGCCTCCTTGCCGCCAGCGGCCTCTACCGCCTTCTGCAGCTCCTGCCGCATGTCCCGCTCGTTCATCATTTCGCGCCGGGACAGCTCGCGCGCACGGCCGACCTTGCCGAGCATGGCGACCTCGGCATCCATGGTCGCAAGGAGCGCCTCGGGGCTGGCCAGCGCCTTCTTGATCTCCGCGCTGGACTGCTCCAACGCCTTCTGCGACTCTAGGACCAGCGTGTTGTACGCGGCCCGCTCAATGCGCCCTTCCTTCAGCGCTTCCTTCAGTTTGTCCTCGAGCTGTTTCTGCCGCTCAGTGGCCTCGGCCAGCGGCCCGGCCATCGTTGCCGCAGCCATTGCAGCCTGCTCGTTGTAGCGCTTGATCGCTTCCGCGTCTGCCTTTCGATCCTTGGCGCCTGCGCGCTCAGCGGCTGCCGACGCCTTGCGCGACTCCGTGAAGTTCTTCTGCGCTGCGGCCAGCTCCGTCTGGAGCCGGATGTACTGTGCGCCCTGCTCGATGTACTGCTTGACCTTGGGGTCATCGCGCTTGGAGAAGTCGACGCCGCTGGCTTGGGCCTCCTTGAACCAGTCATTCACGTCCAGCTTTGCAATTTCGGCAGCACTTTTGCCCACGCGGGCGAGCTGGCCCGGCAGCGACTGCATTGCCGACGCGATGCGCTTGCCAGCCGCGCCTGCCGAGTCTCCCAGAACGTTGAACGAACCCGACAGGGCGTCAGTTGCGCTCTTCGCCTGAGTACTGCTGCCTGTGAAGGCGTCGAGGATCGCACGCTTACGATCGACCTCCCTGCCAGCAGTCGCAGCGGCGGCGGTCTCTTCCGTGAGGCTCTTGGCCACGGTGGCAGCAGCTGGCGAGCCAGCGATCATTGCTCGCCATGCTGCCTCCAGACCATTGGAGAACTCATCGGCGCCAATCTTGCCGGCCTTAAAGGCGGCATCCAGCCGCTGCGTTTCCTGGATGAACTCTGAAGCCTGGCTCGCGGTGGCAAAGTTCGTCGCCGCAGCGACCATCTCCGTAATCGAGCTGGTGATGGTCCGGTAGTTCTCGTCGATCTCCTTCTGCAGTCGAAGGATCTCGCCGGCCTGCATCTGGGCGTTGAGGGTCTTGAACTTCTCGATGGCAGTGTCAGCCGCACCACCGAAATCGATCAGCGCAGCCGATGCGATCGCGGTGTTGTCGCGGAAGATCAACCACCCGGCGGCAGCGGTGGCCAGCATCGTGACGATACCTGCCGGGCCTCCAAGCATCGCGAGGGTAGATGCACCTGCACGGGCGACCCACCCTGCATTCGCAGCGGCAGCCTGTCCTTGTGCCTGGGCAAGCAGGAGTACGGCCTGCCGATGCTCCAAGGTTGCGGCAGCGGCTTTGGAACTGACCGACACACTTCCGCCGATCGCAGCGGCGCGACGAACCTCCGCCTGAGCATCAAGCATGGCCGCGCGGGTCCGTAGCTCGAGCTGCTGCGCCGCAGCGACGTTCTGCGCGGCTGCGGCCCGATCTGCTGCCATCCCTGCGTTAGCTGCAGCGACCCGCGCCAATAGGGCCTTGAGCAGTGGGCCCGAAGCTACCGCAGCGCCAGCAACCGCCACCATCTCCAAATTGTTGGCAAGCGCCGTGATGCCAGCAGAAAGCGCTTGGGAAGCCCCCGTTGCCTCATCTGCCCTGCCGATCATCTCGGTCAGGTTGGTGTTGAGGTTGGTAATCGACTGCGAGACGCGGACTTGCATCTTTCCGAACGAGTCATCAACGCCGTCCGACATTTTCAGCAGAGCGCTGACGATCTGATCGGCCGCGACACCGCCATCCACCACGAACTTGCGGAGACTGCCACGGGCAATGCCCATGCCGTCTTCGATGGTCTGCACCAGCTTGGATGCGCCATCGACCATCGAGTTGAACTCTTCGGCGCGTAGCGTACCTGCCGCCAACGCCTGGCCGAACTGAGTCAGCGCGCCTTCCGACGCAGCGGCGCTGCTACCGGACATGGCAATCGTCTTGTTGACCGTCTCCACGATCCGGGCTGTCTGCGCGCCTGTTACGCCTAGCCGATCCTGAACCATTGCCAGGTTCTGATAGAGGCTCGCCGTGGCGTCCAACGGCTGATAGGTCGCCTTGGCGATCCTGACCACATCCTGCTGGGCAGCAACAAATTCGGCCTGCGAGGCAGTGACCAGGCGGATACGGTTGCTCATGCCGGTCCATTCGTCAGCCCGGCTGATTGTCGCTTTGACGGCGGCCAAGGCCGAGCCCATGCCGACCGCCTCAAGCGTCACGCGACGGAACCCTGCCGCCACGTCGTCGGCACCGCGTCGCGCAGACTCAGACATGGCCGCCTGAATGCTCGACATGTCGCGCTGAACGACTCGTGCAGCTTTGCCGCTGTCCCGTTCGAACGATCCGGACTTCAAAAGAAGATCGACAGTGAGGGTGTACAGACTCATGGTTTCGTCCATAAAAAAGGCCCGCACTGGGCGGGCCTTGGGCTACAGGTTTTCGGGCTTTGCGCCCGATCACTACTCAACTTCGACTTTCTTCCCGATACGCTCAAGCCAGCAGAGGGCAGTGCCCAATCGGTAAACGGCCCATGACATGGCAAGAGCCCATCCTGTGCTCAGCACCACCGCGAACACGTTGAGAAAATTCCAGTCGTGGGAAACCCCACCCCACGATGCGATGCGGGGAACACGCCCAAACGCGAACACGCCAACCACTCCCGCAACCAGCGATAGCAACACCATCAATCGGCCCACGTCCTCCAGCGCAGATCCAGCCTTGGCCGGCAGCTTTTCTGGCCGGGGATCCCCGTCCGGAACATCGACTTTGCTCGTGTGTTCAATCATTGCCGCTCCCTGCTCATTGAGATAGGGATTGTGCCAGCGAGCAACCTGCACAACAAAATCATGCCGGGATTTCCTCAAACTCCATATACCCGGTGAAGTACTGCCGGCTGACGTTCTCCGCCGATGGCAGCTGTGTCGGGAAACCGTAGAGGGCGGACCGTGCCGCCAGAGCCGAATCGAACGCCTTTGTGCTCATATCCCGGTACTGGGGCACAACACACGAACGACGACGGCCCGCCAATGCGGCGCCGATCGTTTCCCAGTCCATGCCGCCGAGTCCGTTGCCACGCACAACCGGCGTGGACCGGCCGGACAGCGTGCAGGTCAGCCTCCGATACAACGGCCCCGGCACAGTGTTGACCTGGCCTCCCTTCGTTCGCGTGTGGGCGCTCGTGTCGATCATAGCCACAGCCCACCCGTCGCTAATCCCCACGTCGACCGCTTGGAAGATCGCAATTTCACCCACATCCACGTTCGTCGCGGTGGTGCCAATCTCCACGGACACCGTCGAGACCAACGCCGCAGCCTGGGGGAACAGCCAGGCGCAGACGCTGCCGTCAGGCAGACGCACGGTGGTCCCAGTGGCTCCGGCCGCGCTCACCTGGACGCCGGGCGGAATATTGAGGCCGAGAATCGCGATGATCCCCGGCACAACAGCCTCGGCCAGGGTAATCGTGATCGCCAGCGAGCTGGTGCGGCGGATGCGCGACGCCCTGCCAGGCTTTCCGTCGAAGAGCGCCGAGCCCTGGTCCGCACTCAACCACGTGCCACCGGTGAGGGTCACCGTCGCGACTGCCGGCATGCCATATCCAATCAACATTCAAGATCTCCCGACGGCACCCATGCAAACGGGCTGAGCTTCCCGTTCTCAGGAAGCATCGTCATCGCCCACTCGCCGGCATACTCTCCTTCCTCGATCAACCAGCACGCCTTCCACTTGGCCTCCTGACCGATGAGGTCCGAGGCCCCAGGCACCAGGTCGTCTTGGCGGCGTGGCTGGAATTTCGCGACCACTACATCGAATTGGCGAACGTCTTGCATGGCTAGCCCCACACCGTCAGCACCACGTCCCCCGTGGCAGGGTTGCGCTCTACACGGCGCACCAGCACCGGCTTGCCGTCGTCGAGGCCGTAACGTCCGTAGGTGATCCGGCCGATCTGTCCCGGCAGGGGCGCCAAGTCCTGATCACCACGCACCGCCAGCTGGTAGAAGTGGCGCTGCACCCGGTACAGGCCCAGGACGCGATCAATCTCCTGTTGCGCGTCGGCCGCATGCCAGAACAACGAGATCACCGGGTCAGCCGCCTCTGCCCGCTGGTAGTGGGCGTGCAGCGGACCAGCGCCATACACCTGCCCCCGGTAAAGGCCGGTCAGTTCGTCGCGCCTGGACTGCGGCACGTCGACAACGTCGGTGACCAGGTCTGACGCGCCCAGCGCTTGGCCGTTGGGGCGGTAGGCCATGCGTCGAGTCAGGTTCGGAGCATCATCGGGCACCATGACCAGGTCAGCGGCCAGATCATCCTCCGACAGATCGAAGGCGAACGCGCCGGCATGATCCTCGGGCGCGGTCACGCGGACGAAGCGCAGCACCCCAGATGGATCCTGATAGCAGCCGGCGCCGTAGCTGGGTAGTAGCGCATTCAGCGCAGCGCGGCCGGTCATGGCTGTTCCTGCGTAGTAGCCGATGCCCATATACCCCGTGGCGTGGTCGATATCCGCACAGTCGCTGGCCGACCACGCCGCTCGGCCCAACCGGGCCATCACGTCCCCCACCGCCTGCTCCAACCGCGCCGGCAGCATGCCCGCTCCGATGCTGGAGGCGTCCGCCACCACCGGCGTTACCGGCGGCGACTTCATCAGCAGCTGCTGCCCATCCGGAGCCTCGCTGTAGGTGCCGTCCTCCATCAGGTCACCGCGATCCATCACCGCATCGATGTAGACCCGGCTGTCGGCCACGAACATTGAAGTCGCATCCGAGTTGGCGCCCATTGCCGGGACGCTGGCCACTGCCCCGATTACTACCGGCTGCGGCTTCCAGGCCAGCGACGGGACGTTCGGCAGGAAAACTCCGCGGTTGATCGTCTCGTCCAGGTAGTCGTGTGCGTCGCGCAGGTGCAGGGTCTTGGTGCCGTCGTCGTTGATCTCGATCTGCTCGATCGCGCAACGGAAGGCCGGGACCGCGTCGGCCCGCATCCCGTTTTCGGGCGCCAGCAGGATCTGCACCGAGCTGCCAGAGGCACCAGTGCCCGCCATCCCGTCCAGCAAACCTTCCGCATCGACCACGACGCACTCGGCGGCCGCGGCCTGGGACACCGGGTCACCGCCCCACGGCCAGAACGCCAGCTCCTGGATCAGGTTGACGCCCTCGGCCACCAACCCCTCGTAGCGAACGTTCGCCGGACTATCGCCGGGCGCAGACAGCCAGTCCACGTCGGCCAAGCGTGTGGGGCTGGCGGTAGAGCTGGGGAGCCGCCAACCGGCTGCAGCCGCTTCGCTACGCGGCCCCCACTGCCCTGCGTTGACCGCGAGGCACAGCCCGCCCGCCTTGGTGGCGGCCAGTGACGCGGCGAAGAACAGCGGCCCCGACAGCTGCAGCTCGCGCACCAGGATCTGCGCGCCGTTGAGGTAGAGCCGCAGCTGGCGAGGGTTCGAGAACACGACCTGCAGCCCGACAATGTCACCGTGAGTCACCGCCGGCAGGCCAGTGGCGATCGCTCCTCCAGCCTGCAGCAGGCGCCCGGCGGCGAGGTCCCAGCCGATACTGGCAAGGTCTGCACCCAGCGCCTTGTTCAGCGCAGCCGGGCCCGTGGCGAAGCCTACGAGGGCCGCAAGGGCGTCATCGCCCCACACCGCAAACTCCACGCCCACCGTCCCGGCATCAAGGCCGAAGTCAGAGCGCGCGTGGCTGGCCAACGTGGTGGCGCCGGTGGTGGCCAGGGTAAGCCCGCCATCTCGCGCAGCGAGCAACGGACCAATGGGCGTGGCGGCGAACCGCCCGAAAGTGTCGGTCATGGTCATCCCAGTCCATCGAACCAGTCCTGCGCCTCGTCCTCATCGGACCGTGGCACGAGAGCGTCGAGGTAGTGCTGAAAGGAGCGCTTTGTTCCGCCCTGGCTGTGCGAGGCGGTTATATACGCGGCGAAGGCAGCGGGCTTGATATACAGGCTCACAGGGTCGATGGGGTTCCGCTTGTGGAACTCCCACCATTCCAGGAACTCCCGGCGCGACATGCTCGCCTGCAGCTCCGCCACCGTGCGATGCAGGTGGCCGGCGAGGACCTTCCAGAACCAGTCCTCGCCGCGCTGCCTTAGCCGTTTCCCGCGTCAGCCTGGGCTTGCGCAGCATCCTCGCCGAAGCCGGAATGCTTCATGGCGACGCGCTGCAGCTCAGCGGCAACCAGCGGTTTGAGCTGGGCGGCCTGCTCCACGTTCATTACCGGCTTGCCGTCCTCGTCGCAGATGGTCGCTGCGATCAGCTTGGCGCGGTCGCCTTCACCCCACAGCTTGCGGAACTCCGCATCCGGCAGCTCGCGCACGTGGAACTGCGCTTTGGCTCCATTGGGCAGGGTAATGGTGTCGGCATGCACGTCCTTGGACGCGAACATGCCCAGGTTGGTGAACGACTGCAGGACGCTCAGGGGCTGCTGCGGCTGGGTTTGGGGGGTGTCGTTGGTCTTGCTCATTGGCCGTTTCCTTGAATGGCGACAGGGCGCGCGGGCCGCGCACGGCTAACACGCGGAGGATCCGCGCGCCCTGTCAGAGAGATGGCCCGCCGGAGCGGGCCTGGGTGGGCGCCGTTGACGCGGCCTTACGGCGTCGGGCGGTGCGTGGTGACGGCGCCGGAGCCGCGGATGGTGATCGTCGCCTTCCAGACGTCGTTGTCCTGGCTGGTCACCGCGAAGTTCTGCACGAAGCCGTCGAACTGCTTGGACAGCACGGTGTCCGGCGGGGTGATCTTGCCGGCAACGGCGGTCGGCTTGGCCACGCCTTCGGTTTCCGACAGCGGCGCGGTCACCAGCCAGTTCACGACGGCACCGGTCTCATGCAGCTCTTCCAGCTTCTCGTGGTCGACGCTGTCGTAGATGATCTCGATGCTGGTGCTGCCGGTCTGCTTGCGGCCGGCGACGAACTGGTCCCAGTCGTCGTCGTAGTCGGAAATATCGATCTCCGATGCCTGGCCATCGGGGAAGCCGACCGAACGCAGGCGGGTCACCTTGATGACCTCGGCCGCGCCGATGGCGACGAACAGCTGGGAGTGCTTCGACTTGATTACCTGTCCCATAGGGATTTCCTTGTGTTGCGCCCGTCGCCGGGCATGAAAAAGGCCCCTTGCGGGGCCAGTGGGTTGCCGTTGTGTGGATCAGCGCAGTTGCAGGAGCCGCACGTCGAATGAAATGCCTACCGAATCCGTGCCGTCGTTGTCGGGCGTCGGGTTGTACGACTCGATGCTGCCCACGCGCTCCACCACGTCGCGGATAGCGACGCCAACGGCGTTGGTTTGGCTAAGGACCTCGCCCCATACGGTCATGCGGACCCGCCAGCCGTCAGCCGGCGGCGGTTCGGACAGCATCGCCGTTGGCGATCCGTTAACCACCTCCCACGTCGCGTAGGGGAGCGGCGTGTTCTGGGGCGCACTACCCAGGAATAGGCGGACAGGATCGCCGAGCACCTGCCGGACTGCCGCATCCTTTTCCAGCAGGGATTGGATCAAAGGAACCATCATCGCCAGCCATCCTTTTTCAGCTGCTTGTCGAGCGCCGCCCAGGTCTCATTGATGATCACCTGTGCCGCTTCCGGTCCTTTCGTCTCACCGGCGGGTGTGAGGAAGGGAGACGCCCGCATGTTCTTGGTGCCGAACTCCACGAACCGCCAGTAATAGGCCCACCCAGACTCCTCGTAGACCTTCCCAACGCGGCCACGGCGCCGGTTGCGCTTGGTGTTGGCGTACTTGCGGCGACGCCCCGTCTTAACGCCTACGGTGAAGTACTCGCCGCCTCGGCCTACACCTGCGCGCTGCCGGCTCTTGGAGTTGGCCCGGCGGGTGACGATCTGAGACGCCATGAAGCCTGTTGCTTTCGGCGCCCGGCGTCTGGCGTCGTCCCGGATGACATTGCCGCCCTTGCGCATGCCGGCCTGGACTGCCCTGCCCTGGATGGCCTTGGGGGCCTCCCGCAGCGAGCGCAACAGGCCATCCACACCGTGAATTGACACTTGCTCAGCCATTGCCCAACCCCGCTACGGCGATGATCGCCATCTCACTACCGTCGTTGCTCGGTGCAATGCTCTTGATCGCATAAGGCTTGCCCCGCTCGACAATGCGCCAAGTGGGCTCGACATGGCGTGGCAGCATGTCCCACCGGACCTGCTCGCGGTATCGCTCCGCCCCTGCGGCGACCGCCTCGGCCGTCGCGCTGAGTTGGTTCGTCTTCTTTGCCCACGCCTCGGCGACGAGCTGCCATTCCTTCTTGGGCGGCCCACCTAGCGGATCGCGGACATCGACTGCGCGCTCGAAGCGGATCAGGTGACGGCGCTGGCCTGCTGAAGTAGCCATCAGAATCGCTTCCTGTACCAAAGAAGTCGTGACACCCCGAGGGCAATCTCCGAGGTCAGCTCACCCAGGGCACTGCGGTTCTCCGCCCAGCTGCCGACCATCAACAGAACCGCTTGGTGCACATCCGCCGTAAGCGCCATCTCTTCTTCGCCGGACGGCTCACCCTCAACCAGGCGGCGATCGCAGTGCATCTCCACGTGCACGAGGGCCGCGTCTACGTACGTCTGCAGGAGCGCATCGCTGATCTCATCGACAACGCGGCACTGCTCGCGCACAAGCGCGAGGTCGAGGGTGATTGCCATTACTCGGGATCCTTGTTCTGGGCTTCGGCCAACACCGCTGCCAGGCGAGCAGCGCCCCAGCGGCGATCGAACTCGACGCCAGCGGCCTCCAGCTGCTGGATCAGGAGCGCCCTTTCATCAGCGCCGACCTGATCGGCTGCCGGGCTCCCTGCGACGGCGTCGGCAACAGCGCCGGCCGTGACAGCTTCACCGGAAGCAGCACCATCGACCACCGGTGCGGCTGTGCTTGGGACTGCGTCGGTGCTGGTAGTTCCGTCCACACCGTCGCCCTCGCCCGCCTTCAGTTCGCTGGGCTTGGCCGGCTTCGTCTCCTGGGGTGCGGCACCTTCGTGGAACTGTACCACCAGGCCCTTGCCGACCAGCGCGTGTCCGTATTCCGGATCCACGCCGTCGAACACGTCGCCAGCCTTCACATCGGCGGACTCGGCGTTGAGCTTCGGGGCGTCGCCGCGGAAGCCCCATTGAGCTTTGATCTTCATGTTCCTGCTCCGTATCGAAAGAGAGAGGCCGGCGCGTGGCCGGCCTCGTTCGGGATCAGCTCGCTATCACGCCTGCGGCTTGAAGCGGCCCTTCACGAATGCCTCGACGCGGCGCTTGGCCAGGCCCAGGCGCTCTTCGACCAGCAATACGCGCTGGTTCTTCACGAAGTCGTCGTTGATCAGGCCGACCTTGAACAGGAAGCTCATGCGGTCGTAGATCGTGGCGCCGCGCTGGAAGTTGGCGACCAGGAACTCGCCACCGGTGGTGGTGCCGTCGCCTTCGTCCATGCTGTCCGAGGCGACCACCGGCCGGCCCCACAGGATCGGGGTCACGAAGCCCTGCAGGTTGGCGAACAGGTAGCGGTTCTGGCTGTCCTTCTCCAGCTCGATGTTCATCCAGTCCAGCTCGGTCATCACCGTGGCGTCGGCCGACAGCTTCGACTGCTTGCGCACCTGGTAGATCGCGCGACGGACAGTGTCGATCGAGGTGTCGCTCGCCTTCGACAGGTCGTCATCGAACACCGTGGCGTCAGTCATCAGGCCGGGCAGGTTGTTGCCCAGGCCGTCGCCCTTCAGGATCTGGGCTTCTTCTTCCAGCTTCAGGTCGTAGCGCAGCAGCTGCTGCAGATAGCCGTACATCTGCGGCACGTCGTCCAGTGCTTCGTCGGTGACCGGAATCCAGACGGCCAGCTTCTTTACCAGGTCGGTCTTCTGCTCGAAGGTGACGTTGCTCTGCGGCTTGGCCGTGCCTTCGCCGACCGGCCCGGCGCCACGGGTGTGCAGCTTCTCGCGGAAGTAGGTGTAGCTCTGGCCGGTGACGGAGATCGACGGGATCAGGTCGCGGATGCGCAGCTCCTGGCGGATGCCCGGCTGGATCGTCGGGTCGAAGTTCGGCACGACGATGCCTGCGCTGGTGACCGCCTTGGTCTCCTGCATGGACGCCAGATCGTCCTTCTTGACCTCGATCTCGGCAGCCGACTTCTCACGGCCCTGCAGCGCCTTGTACTCGTCGTTGCCCTTGATGAAGTCGATGAAGCCTTTCTTCGTGCCGGGCTGGTTGCCCAGGCCGATGCCCTTTTCTTCCAGCTTCAGCACCTTGTCGACGACCTTCTGGATCTCGTCGGTGGCGGACTGGATCTGCTTCTTCAGGTCAGTGGTGACCTGGTTGCCCTTTTCAATTTCGGCCGAGGCGCTGTCGTACTTCTTCTGCAGGCCGGCGAAGCCGTCCTTCAGCTGCTTCTCCAGGCCCTCACGGATATCGCTGATATTCTCGCTCATTAATGCATACCTTTGAAAATGGATTCGATGGATGTGCCGAGTTGCTTCAGCTGCTTCACGGTCTCCGTGTCCCGAATGCCACCGTCACGGTGGATCGCGGGAAAGCCGAGCGAGGCGACGGCCGCCGCCTCTTTCTGGGACAGCCCCATGCGTTCGCGCAGGGCCGATTCGAAGGCGCGAACGTCGGACTTGACGCTCATCACCTGTGCTTCGGGGTTCATACCGAACGGGACGACCGACGCCTCCCACAGTTCGGCCTTCTTGATGACGCGCACGCGCCGCCCCTCGCGGTTCTCGATCGCGTCCTCCAACGTGTTGAAGCCGACTGACATTTCGTCCAAGGTGCCGGCCTTCATCAGCTCGTAGGCGTCCTTGGCGTAGCTGACGTTGAGGTTGACCTTGCCCTTCAAGTGCAGGCCGTTGCCGTCCTGTTTGAACTCGGCATCGCCGATCAGCCGTGTCAGGTTGTGGTACAGCGCCAGGCGTAGTCGGCCAGTCCGAGTCGTCTTCACCTTGACGAAGGCACCCGGGAGGATCAGGTCCTCGCCGAGATCCACGTTGTTGAACACCGAGGCATAGCCCGCGAAGTTGCCAGCATCGTCTGCCGCCTTGACCTCGAACGGGCAGGAATACTTGCTAAGCATTGGCGGGATCTCCCGTTGGGTCGTCGTTACTGGAATCGGGCTTGTTGCTGGCCCACCGTGTGACCTGGTTGTATTGCTCGCCTTCCAGCACAGGCAGGTTCTCCTTCACCCGAACCTCATTGATCGTCATCCAGCCAGAGCCGCCGGAGCCGCCAAGCGCCGTCTTGTAGTAGGTAGAACGGGCGCCGCTGTCGGCCCGCAGGAGGCCCTCCACGACAGCCTCCACGAACATGTCGCCATCAGCGAACAACTTGTCGTTGATCTCGCTCTCGATGGCATCGAGGTAAGGCTTCAGGCCGAAGGTGACGAAGCCGCTGGTTTGCTGCTCCAGATTGGAGCCCAGCACCGACGTGGAGCGAGCGCGGTTCGTCAGGTACAGCGGAACACCCCAGATGCCAGCGAGCGCCTCTTCCTGGAACTGCTGCGATTCGATGAACTGGCTGTCTTTCTGGGTCAGTCCGGCCGGTGTGATCGTCGGCCCGCCCTGCAGGATTGCCATCTTGCCGAGGTCGTCCACATCGCCCTGGCGGATATCCGGCAGCTTCGCCTTGATTTGCGCCTGCTGCTCCTTTGTCAGGAAGCCGGGATAGATGATGTATCCGCCAGTGAAGCCCCCCTTGCGCATGAAGCGCGCTGACCAGTCCTGCGCAGCGCGCGCCAAGCCGATGGTTTCCGCTTGGTACTCGACTGGCGACAAGCCAGCGATGCCGTCTGGACTGAAAAGCTTGAAGTGCAGCATGTTCTGTGGCGAGACCGGCGTTTCGCTGCCGTTGATCGTCGCCCAGTAGATCAGGCCGTCGTCGGTGTCGATGCGGACGCTATCCACCGGCACGGGAATCAGGCCGATCCATCCACCATCGTCGTCACGTTGGATGATGGCGAAGGCATTGCCGCGCAGCGCCATGTTCACCACGACCGCCTTGATCAGGTCCAGCCACTTGATGAACGGATTCGGCTTACTCAGCAGGCGAAGCAGACGGCGCCTCTGTGGGCTGCTCCCCCTGACCAGCTGGCGGAGGCCGCCTGCGTCCTCATACAGCTTCCAAGGCAGCCCCGCGGCGGACTCGGACAGTACCTTCACGCACGACCAGACGATGCTGACCGTCAGCGCTTTCTTGGGCGTCACCCGGACGCCCGCCTTGGTGCCTCGGCCACCGGTGGATAGGTCGACCTCCACGTAGTTGCCGGTGGCAGGGTCGTCGTATCCGAAGAACCGCCAGCTCAGCGGGTTGTACCAGCGAAAGGTAGTCATCCGATCAGTCCAAAGAAGCCGTTTTCCAGGTAGTCGTCTATGCCGCCGGCATCCGGTGGCATGGCGTGTGCCGCGCCGATGGCCATGCAAAGGGCCACCGCGGCGTCGATCTTGTTTGCCGACCTGACCTTCGACAGCCAGCTGTTGCCCCAGCGGTCCGATTCGATGACGGCGGACATGATTGCGGAGACCAGAACCGGGTTGCGGCGCAGGCGCAGGCGCCCTTCCAGCAGCGCCTCTTCCAGCAGGCGCAGCGATCCGGGCATCCACATGCCTTCAGGTATTGGCTGTCCCGACTGCTCGGCGGCTTCCACAGCCGCTTCCAGTGGCTTGCCCTTCTTGCAGCCACCTTGCGGGTGCTCGGCGAAGGTCACAGACAATCCAATGTCGTTGACCTCTTCCTCGAACCGGCGGAACGCGTAGCGGTCGTACGCGACCAACTGCACGTCATAACGGTTGTCGTACTCGGCCATGACCTGGGCCACGTGCCGGAAGTTAATTGCCTGCCCTTGAGGCGCGTGCAGGTGTCCACCGTTGACCCACGTGCGATAGGGCAGCTTGTCCTGCAATTGCCGCTGATCCAGCGTGTCGCCGGGCGTCCAAGCCTCGATCCAGGCGTCGAACGTCGGCTTCTCGATGATCAGCTTCTCGCCCTCGACCTCGACCTCCACCGGTACAGTGCCGGTCTCCACGACCGCAGCCATCGCGGTGATATCGCGAACCTGCGACAGGTCGAGGCCCAGATAGACCTTGCGCCCCTCATGCATGCGCGGGTCGAAGTCGGCCAGCGCCGGTTCCAGCGTTGGGCGCGTCATCCAGGCGGTCTCCGCATCGGTCCACACGCAGAAGTGCAGACGAAGAATGCCGTTCAGTGACCCAGGGATCGCTTTGGCTTGCGCCACCACGTCCGCCAGGTACTGCTCGGTGATAGTTACCCCCAGCAGGGGATTGGCCTTTGCCCAGCAGCTCGGGTCCTCAAGCGGGTCGTCCCCGTCGTCCAGGCTGCACACGTAGCTGAAGGTGCGGTCATCGATCACGTCGCCGACGAAGGTCGGATCGTTCACCGCCTCGGTATGGCCGGCGGCGACCTTGACGGCATGCTCATGCTCCTCCCAACACACCGAGGTCCGGTCGCTGCCCGAGTTGGTGATCATGAAGAGCAGCGGCTCGCGGCGGAACTTGAAGCCGCGCTCCAGCATTTCGATGATTCGCCGGTCGGGAAGCTCGTGCACCTCATCGACCAGCACGAAGAACGGTCGAGGACCGGAGCCGGTACGGCCGGTATCGCGCGACACCGGCCGGAAGAAGCTCGCGCTGGCGTGGTGCGCCATGCTGAACTCCCGACCCTCACCGCCAGCGAACTCGATGCGCTTGGCCAGGAGCGGCGATTTCTTGACCATCTTCACCGCGTCGGCGAACAGGATGCCGGCCTGGTCCTTCTTCGCCGCCGCCGAGTAGATCTGTGCGCCCGCCTCGCCTGCGGCCGTCATCCCCAGCAGGCCCAGCCCACCGGCCAGCGGGCTCTTTCCGTTGCCCTTTCCCTGCTCGATGTACGCGCGGCGGAACCTGCGAAGCCTGTCGGCGCCCTTCCAGCCGAAGAGCGAGCCGATGATGAACGCCTGCGAGGGGTGCAGCTCGAACTTCCGCCCCTCGAACTGCCCCTCGGAGAGCATCAGGACGTTCTCGAAGTAGCGGAACGCGTACTCGGCAGCCTCGTGGTCAAAGTAAAGGCCCCGTTCGGGGCCTTCGATCAGATCCTGCAGGTGGCGCCGGCAGGCGTTTCGGACATGGGGGCCGGCAACGATCCGGCCAGCCACCACATCCAGCGCATACGCCTTAGTGCGGTCGGCCGGAGCTGGGGCCAGCGAAGAATTCTTCGCCCTGGTCGTCTTCGTCACCGCCATGCGAGACCTTCGATTCATCCACAGGTGTGGCGCCCAGCTTCGAAAGAATCGAGCTGAGCGCCTGGGTTGCTGACACGCCGAACTCGGCTTTCGGGTCATCCATCCGGGCCGTCCAGAGGCAGGCAAGGCGGAGCAGTACTCGGTGGCTCGCGTTGAGCCAGGGCATTTCCGTCGCGAATTCCTTCCACGCCCGCTTCTCCGCCGCTGTCATGGCCTTGTACGGCTCGCCCAAGCTTCGTGTGCCCGCCGGCTTCTTCCGGCCAGCGTGCCGGCCGGGATTCTTGATGGCGGCGCCGCTTGTCGCAGCCTTTGCGACGGGCAATCGGGGCCTTGGCATGAATTCCTCGGGAAAGTGCGGGATTTCTTGACTGGGAGCGCCCGGTCGAGGGTCGTCCCGTGAATTGTGGATACGCGTGTTTGGGGGGGCGCTCGGTCTAGGAGCCGGCCAACGCCATAAATTCGCCCCCCCTACCCCGTTGGCGTGGAACGATGAGCCGTGGACCCGTCAGTGACCGATCGGCCAACCGTCGGTGTCACACCCACGGACCTGCGCGGCGCCTCGCTCGAGTCGGGCCTGGTCGCTGCTATGGCAGTTGGCACATTGGCTGTCGAAGGGGCCGGTCCAGAACATCTCCTCCGTTTCGCCCGCAGGGTGGCCGTTGGTGTGATTGCACACCGTGGCGACCGTGACGTGGCCTCTAGCCTTGCACCTGCTGCACAGCGGCTCACGCTCCAACTGCGCCTTGCGGGTGCGTTGCCAGCGCGCGGTGCCATACAGGTGTGCGAAGGCGCTGCCGCCTGTCTGTCGGGTCCTGCCGCGGCGCTGGGTCGGGCCCGCCGCCATCAGTAGGGCTTCCCGTCCAGGTCGACTCGCTCCGGCTCGGCACCTTCGTCCTGCACCGGCGCACCGGCCTCCTCGCCCAGCAGCTGCGCCACCGCCTGCACCAGCAGGCCCACATACATGGCCAGCTCGGCGATCTGCTTGCCCTGCTGCTCGATAGCCCCAACCAAGCGGTCAATGCGCGCGTCGGTGCTGCCATCGATGCGCGCGTCCAAGGCGGCAACAGCAGCAGCGCGCGTAGCCCGCTCGGTGTCCATCGCAGCCATCAGCGATTCAATCAGTGCAAAGTTCATCAGCAACCCTCGTTGTTTGCAGCACCAGGCCACGGCGTATCCACCGGTCCACCCGGTCCCAGTCCGGCTCCATCCCGGTTGCCCGGGCGAACCACATCACTGCGGCGAGGTAGCAACGCAGCCACCACCGCATGCGTATCGACGCGCGCACTGTCGCAGTCATCAGAACTCCTCTACTGCCCAGCCGCCGCCATCCCGCTTGGGCTTGGCCTTCACCGCGATGAAGCGGAATGGGTACATGGCCGCGGCGATCTTGATCTTGGCCCGTGCATCGTCCTGCCAGTGCCCCTTCACTTCGTGGCAGGCCATGACACCGTCGGCCTCCAGCACCGCAAAGTCCGGCGTGTAGAACGTGTTGTCGGCCAAGCGCAGCTTCAGCCCCTCGAACCGGTGCCACTGGATCTCACCAGCAGACTGCAGCGCGCGCAGCCGCTCGGCATACGCGGCCTCAGTCTTGTTCATCTCGCCCGTCTTCAGCCGGCCCAACGCCAGCACGCGGAGTTCCCGCGCCGTCTGCCGGACCATCAGGGCGAATCCGGGACAGGTTTGCCCTGCACCTGGTCGATGCCGTCGAGCTGCGCCTCGTACTGCTGCAAGCAACGCTTCCGGCCGTTGCTCACCTCGAATACGGCGGACGGCGCCGCCTCCTTCACCCACTTGCAGCGCTTGCGAAGTTGGGGGTCGATCGGCACGTAGGTGGCCACCGAAACCGTGATGACGGCTGCCGGCGGCGGATTGGGCTTGGTGGGCACTGGCTGACAAGCTGACAGCGCCGCCACCACCGCGAGAATCGTCAGTCTGCGCACTTGAACACCCCCAAGATTAAGTCGTCCGGCAGGGTCGTTACTGTCTGAACCCTGGGATGGCCGACTACTCGGCCACCACCGGAAGCCCTGGCCCCCGCCAGCATTTCGGTGGCGATGCGCACACCCTCTGCTGCCGCCTGGGTGGTGATCTCCTGCATGGTGGCTCCCGATCCGAATGTGCCGGTGTTCAGCTCGATCTCGACCCGGACAACCGTTTTCGTCCTTACGTCCATATCAGTACCCCTTCAGTGCCGGGCAGGCGGAATCGAGCAGCTCTAGGGCTGCCTTGCAGGTGTCAGGTCGCTGTTCGTAGCGGCCGCGCCAGGTAGAAGCCTCCTTCTCGGACGCTTCAACCTTGCCCGCCAAGGCCCGCAGTGCTTCAGCACTCTCGTCCCGGAGGGCTTGCAGCTTCTCGGCTTCCGCCCTCAGGGCGGCGGCGACCTCGGCCAGACGCTGATCGCGGCTGTCCACGTCGGCCTGCAGTCGCGCGGCGTCGCCCTGCCAGTCGGCCCGGACCTTGATCACCTGGGCGCTCAGATCCCGGATCTTCTGCTCCTTCTCCCAGGCAGTCAGTCCGGAGACCATGCAGCCGAAGGCCAGCACCGCGCACACCAGCTTGACCTTGCTACCGGGCTTGCTCAGCCACTGCAGCGCGTCGGCAGCGGCGCCTACGATCAGGGTCCACAGCGCGCGCAGAAATCGAATCAGTACGCTCATGGCTTATCGCCTCCGATGGCACCGGTGGCCCGCTCCACCATGCGCACGTAGCCGGGCAACAGCCGGCGGATCAGGACGCCGGACAGGCCGGCCAGGGGCAGCTGCGGGGCGCCCGCCAGCGCCGGCCAGATGGACGCGGCAACGGCGATGACCCATGCGGCCACGATGGCGTACGCCACGACCGCCACAGCCAGGGCAGCCCAGCGCGCGGCAGTCTGCAGCAGGCGGTGGCCGCGCCGGCGGCTGGCGTCAGCGGCCACGCGCTCCGCGTCCTTTTCCGGCAGCAGCAGGACACCGATCAGCGCTCCCGCCATGGCAACCATCAGCACGGACTGCGGTACGCCGAGGATCACCCGTTCGGCCTCTCGCAGCGCATCAGCCGTCGCCGGTGCCACAACGGCCGCGGTGAACGTCCCGACAATGGTTTTCAGAGTGCTCACGGGCTCAGTCACGGCGCCACCGTCCCGCCGGCTTTGCGGTACACGGCCAGCAGGTCGACAAGTTTCTGTTCGTGCTGGCCGTAGCCAGCGCCCGGCAGGCTCGCCCAGATGTTGCTGACCGCCTTGATTGCCTCCGGGATCTTGCCCGCCTGAATTAGTGGCAGCGCGCGACGCTCCCGGATCTGCTGCAGCGCAATCAGGTCCTGGCTCAGAGGCGAGAAGTCCTTCAGGCCGAGCGTCTTCTTGTAGGCGTCGTAGTAGCGGCGCAGCAGCTGATAGCGGCCGGCAGCGGTGGACTGGATCTTGAGCTTGGGCAGATCCACCAGCACGCGCGGATGGTCGGCGTAGCCACGGAACAAGCAACCACCGACCAGCACGTCATAGCCGCGGTCGTTGGTCGGCTGCCGGCCGTTGTCCGTACCTTCGGACCAGGCCAGCATGTCGAGGAAGGCCACGACGTTCACGCCGCCAGCCTGTTGGGGAGTGATCTGCGCCATAGCATCTCCGGGCAAAGAAAAAGCCCCGGCTGGGCCGGGGCTTGCGATTGGATGGTGGCAAGATTGCCGCCTTTTTCGATGACCCAGGAAGTCATCGCTATGCGGTCTGCGTGAGTGCCTTGCTGAACTGCCTTGCAGCGCGCGCTTCGGCCGCACGGAAGTTGAATAGCATCCACTCATAAACCGGTCGCCAGAACCGGCTGTAGGCAGACCAGTCGGCACCGATGGCGGCTGCGCGCTTTCGGCCGCTGAGCGGATCGAACCCACTCCCCCCACAGCTGTCGCAGTTCACGACTCCCGCAACCGATGGGTCCCGAAGCACCTTCTTTCCTCCACAGCGGGAACACTCACACGCCCCAGCCATCTCTTCGATCACTGCCCCAGCCAGTACCCCAAGTTGCTCCATGGTGTTGTTCGGCCAGGCTGCAGCGCGCGCCTCATCCAGCGCGTTCTCGGTCCTCAGCAGTTCACGACGCTGCGCGTCCGTTACCTGGCTGCCACCCCACCCCATGCACGCCTTGGCGATGCCGAACTCAGTCCGTGCGGTGGCCAGGCCGTGCATCTGCCGGATGAACTCCGGGGCTACCAGCCCGATTACCGCCTTGCGCAGCTGCTCGCGGCGGCGAGATGCGCTCTCTGGCCACCACAGCGCCTCCATCAGCTCCCGGCCAAGCCCGTCCTGCACGTACGCCATGGCGGCGGCAATGTCCTGCGTCGTCAGCTCGGGGCGTCCACCGCCGCCGCATGCGTCAAACCGCTGCGTTTTCGGCCCCATGCGGCTTGCCAGCAGTTCGCGTGCCTTGTTCATTCCCATGCGCCTTCCCCTTGGTGGTTTGCTCGTGCAGCGCGCGATCGCGCTTGGTTGTCTTCTATTGCGGCACCTGTCACGCCGCACGGTCCCAGCTGGCCGCCAGGCGCTGCACCTGCCCGCCGCGTGCCTCGAACTGCTCCACCGTCTCGACCGGGCCATCGGCGAGCACACGTGCCTTGACTCGCTTGGGCCGGGACACCGTGTTGTGGTCCATCCGCCGCTCGCGGGGCGCACGCTGTGGGTTGATCTTCGGCGCCATGGCCTTCGTCTTCTTCATGCTGCCGCCCTCAGTTCGTTGATGTAGGTCTGGTTTGCAATCAGCTCGTCGTCGGAGCCGTACGTCTCGTGGAAGGTCCTCGAGCCATCCATCAGGCTCGGGCCGTAGATCTGGCGCATCGTCGCGAAGGTGTTCCCCTCCATCGGATGCCGCATGTGGTGCCACTTGCAGAGCGCGTAGCCAAACATGTGACCGCGCCGCAGGTTCCCGCTCTTGGCGTGGTTGTAGTCGCAGCCGTAGACCACCAGCTCCGGCTCCAGCAGCTCCTGCATCTGCAACGCCAGGCAGGCCATGCAAGGGCCCGTCTTTGCCAGCTCCATCCGGGCCCTTTCCTCCTGGGTAGGAGGTGGGCCAAGCGAAAGCGACCACCACATCAGCGCAGCTCCGGGATCGGGCCGGCATAGCGGGTAATCGGGATCTGGCGCATGCCATCGCGCCACACGCGCGTGCCACGGGTGGCGTACAGCACCAGCGGCTTGATCCCGTACCCATAGGCCAGATACCAGCCGGCCACCGCCACGGGCTCGGACACCGGGCGCACTTCCAGTTCGACGTGGTCCTGGCTCATGCCGCAGCGTCCTGAGCGGAGCCGAACAGCTCAGCGATCTCGGCCAGCCGCTTCCGGGTGCGCGCGTTCGCTTCCGGGCTCGCCTCCACTCGGCCGGCCAGCAGTGCCAGCGGGTTGAACGCGGGCGTGGCCGGCGGCAACGCCAAGTACTCGGCAACCTGCTCATGCGCCAAGCGACCAGCGTTGACCGCCTGCTGCAACGCGGCGTCGCGGGCACCGGCGTCGTGGCCCAGCGACGGCTGGTAGACGGCACAGCCACCTACAGCGCGCGCCTCCTTCACCAATCGGGTGTAGACCTCCAGGAAGGCAGCCCGGCCTGCGATCTTGTCGCCAGCCTCCACCAGCGGCAACGCCGCCGTCCACGCATCACGGGTCTGCTCGCTCCACACCAGCGTCACCGCCTCGTCGGCGGCGCGGATGGCCACGGCCCATGCTTCGTTCGGGGCCGGGTGTCCGTCGTCGATGCGCTCCATGATCGCGGCCAGACTGAGCTTGCCTTTCACCTCTCGGCGGCAGGCGGTCAGCGCGTTGGCCAGCACCGGCAGCGGATAGGTCGCCAGGTCGGCGACCATGTAGGCCGCAGCGGCCGGGCGGATCTGCTCGCCCATCACCTCAGCCGTGGCCACCAGCATTTCGACGAGCCTGTCTTGATCGGCATCACTGAGCATTGGCGTTTTCCTTCATGCGGCGCAGCAGCGCCTTGGCGTCGTCAGCGGCCGTGGCGTTGGCCTGCGTCTGGTCCTGCTGCTGGGCGCTGGCCTGCGTCATCTGGCGGCCGGTGGCCCACTGCGTGCGGTATGCCTCGCACTTCGTCAGCAGGGCGCCCAGGTCGTGCATGTTTTGCACCACATAGCGCTCGTTGACAGTCAGGAACCACGCGGCAACCAGCGGCGCCTCGGTGTGGCCGAGCCTCTGCACGATTTGGCGGACGTTGCTGTTCACCTTTGCGTTGCGGACCGGCGCCACACCGTGGCGGGTGCGGTAAGCGGTGGCGTATGCCGCCCAGGTGGCGCGGCACGCGGCCTGCAGGTCGGTTTCGGAAACCGCCGCCAGCGGCGTGGCCGGCAGGCCCGCCGGAGATGACGGTTCTCCTGACGGTTCATTGAGGGTTATATGACGGTTAGGCGGCACGGGGCGCACCCCTAGACCTGCGCCCGGTGCATCCCCCCCTGCATGGGGCGCATCCCCTCCTGCAGCGGGCGCACCCCCTGCATGGGGCGCAGCCCCTGCGCCCGGTGCAGTACCTGTCTTTCCAGTCTTCCGGCCAGCCTTCGACGGCGCAGCGGCCTTGTCGAAGTTGGCCGGGGTTACCTTGTAAACCGTGCTGCTGTTGAAACGGCGGTCACGGGTGAGCAGGCCAACGGCCTCCAGATGATCCATTGCCGTGCGCACAGCGCGCGCCGACATGCAGCACCGCGCAGCGATGGTGCCCACCGCCGGCCAGCACACCCCGTCGTCGTTCGCTTGGTCGGCCAGCGATATCAGCACAGCCTTCTGCGTGACGCTCAGGCCCTGCAGCGGCCAGCACTGCGACATGATGATGGTCGACATGTCAGAGCCCCAGCGTCATGTTTTCGCCCGGCGCCACCGGCCACCAGGTGCATGCGGGCTTGCCGGTGGTTGCGCACGGCGCGCTTGGGCCGCGCCAAATGCGCCCCTCTCGGGCCAACTCGGGCAGTCGACGGCCCAGCATGTGGCGGTCAAGGCCAGTCAGCGTCGACAGGTGCAGACTGCTGTGGCCTGGATGGTGGATTACCGCAGCCTCAGCCTTGGCGTGCTGGACGCGCAGCGCGCCGCTGGCAGCGAGGTCGACGGCGGCGATGTGGCTGGACTGCGGATCAGTGGAGCGGGCTGGATGGTTCATCGACGCGCCCTCCCCTTCGCTGCAGCGCGCGACACGTTACGGATCAGCCGGTGCGCCATCGTGATCAGCGAGTTGGCCTCTTCCACCATCAGCTTCGCTTCGTCGCTGTCGATGTGGCGGTCGGCGATGGCTTCCACTGCCGTACCCGACAGCCGGCCCACCCGCGTGGTGATCTCCAGCAGCTTCGTCTGGATGGCGCCAATCTCGTCCGACCAGCCGCCCTCCGGCGGCGGTGGGACGGTGGCCACCGCCATGCCGAACTGCCCGGCCAGCGCCTGCATCCAGTCCAGGGCGTACTCGCTGCCGCCCGCCTTCTCCTGCATCCACTCGGTCAGCAGTTCGGCAATTTCCATCGTCACAGACTCACCCTCCAGCCCGCGCAGCTTCGCGCGCAGCGTCTCCGGGTGCATGGACTTGCCACGGCGGTCGGCCAGGAAAGCGGCCGCGTCCACGACACCGCCGGGCGTCTTGCGCACGGAGTTGTAGAGAACGTCGAGCCAGTTGAGTGCAGATGTGCGGCAGGTCATGGAATCACCTTGGGGTGGACTGCGTTTCAAGGTTTCGGGCTGGGCCGGGGTGGCGCACGATGGGCGCCATGGAGATCAACAATTCAGGGACGAAGGCCAGGGATGGCCTTTCAGGCGGTGTCGACAGGACCAATGCGATCGGCGTCGGGATCGGTGTTTGTGGGCGCCGCAACCGGCGCAACTTCCATGCCGAGCAGGCGCTGGATCTGGGGCAGTGCGGGCAAAACGCCCTCTTCGGGCCACGACTCCACCTCTGCGGCGGGGAGCTGAAGCAAGGTTGCGAGATGACGGTCACTCGCAATGCCGAGCCTTCGGCGCAGCGCGCGCTTGCTCATTCGACCGTCGACTTCTGCACGCAACTGCGCGAGAGCTTCGCCCTGGATACGGGGTTCCGGCCCGAAAACGTCCGGACGCAGCTGGTGGCGAGACACGCCAGTGGCCTGCTCGATGGCTATGCATCTCTCCGCAGGCACTCGGCGGCGGTCGTACCAGCCGGAAACCGACGGCGGCTTGATGCCAAGAAGCTGGGCAAGAGCCTGCTGGCTACCTGCCGACTCAACTGCTCTATCGAGGGCTGACATGTCCATGCCCCTATTAGCTCACAGCTAACAGCTAAGCGCAAGCTGACAGCTGCACGATTCAGATTAGTTACCAACTAACCTTGCTCGATGGACATTCGCGAAATCCGCAGCCGCAACTTTCGCCACCTAGTCGAGGCGCTCGAGTCGAAGGGGATCACTAAGCGTCGGGATCAGGGGGCCCAGCTTGGAGGCTTCCTGTCCCCGTCGTATGTGTCTCAGCTGCTCGGCGGCAAATACATCGGTGACGACGTAGCCAAGAAGATAAGCCTGGCCCTCGGCAAGGACCATGGCTGGATGGACCGCCCCCAATGGAGCGACGACGGCGAAGTTTCCGTCTCACCAATCCCGGAGATTGAGACGCAGCCCGGCTATGTTCGCTTCGACTTGTTTGAAGGGGGTGCAGGGATGGGTGCAGGGATGGTCAACCAGGACTACCCAGAGGTGGTGAAGACCATCGAGGTCGCAGAATGGGAAGTCCGCAGGAAGCTCGGTTACCTACCCAAGCCAGGCAGGATCCAGATCATCACCGGCCGCGGGCCGTCCATGCGGCCCAAGCTCGAAGACGGCGACATTGTCTGGATCGACACCAGCTGCGACTACTTCGACGGCGACGACTACTACCTGATCAACATCGGTGGCGAGACGCAGATCAAGATGCTGCAGAAGCGCGGCGACGGTCTCTACGTCGTAAGCGTCAACACCGACTTCCCGGCCTACAGGCCGGATCCTGGCGATCTGAACATCCTGGGTAAGGCACTGATCCACGCCGGCCTGCGGAAGTTCTAAGTAGCAAGAGAATTTCCACTACTGTCCCAATTTGGGACAACAAAAAAGCCCCGCCGAAGCGGGGCTTTCTTACTTTTTGCGGACTGGTTGCCCAGGTACATCAGCCGCTGGCGGCATCTTCGCCATCTCTTCTGACACCACGTCCTTGACCGCGGACTTCATGATGCCTGGACCTGCAAAGGTCAACACTGCCCACATACCAGCAATTGTCACGAGAGCTGCGCCACCCATCGACTTCCACATTGCAATGGTGGAAGGCATGCTCTCAAGGCGGACCTTCATCGCAGATACGTCGATCTCGACGTTGCGAAGACGTCCATCAATCTCGTTAATTTTATCTGACATAGGGTCATCACCTCCGTTCTCGGAGCTGTCAAGAACGTCCGAAACCACCCGAATCTTTGTGTTGTAGGATCTTAGATCCAACTCAACGATACGGCTGGTCCCCTGAATGGATGCTACGACTTCGGGGACAAATGTTGCGTGAAGTCCTCCACTGGAGGTCGTTACATCGCAATCAGTGGCCATCGCTGACCTCTGGCTCCTCCGGCGATTCAGCCTCGTCGTCTTCCTGTTTCAGCCCAGCAACCTTAAGTGCCAGTTTGCTGATCAGCTCGCTGATTTCGTCCAATTGGTCGATCGGAATGACAAGTCGAACCAAATCCTCACGAACGAATTCACTCTTTGGTTGCTTTTTGCCCTTGGAAAGCACAACTGCCTTACCACCTGGAACGGGCTTTTCCTCGCGCTCGAAATATTCTTCGATGAGGTCAACGCCGTCGCGATAGAAAGTGAGGTGGACGTTGCCGTCGCCCGTTGGACCACCTGCCGCCACGCCAGTCGCGACCTTTGACGAGAAGCCAGGATGCTTCACGTGCTTCAAAATGAACTCAGCCATTTCTTCCCCTGTAGTGCCCCTCCTGGGCTGTGCGAATCATATCGGCCAATGAGTGCTTCGTCATTAGTAGGGCTACTACTTTGCGGAACTAGAGGCTGGTCAAATGTCGCCCCGCGTATTTCATCCGCAAAATCAACGACTTCCACGTTGCTTGTCTTCCATGCTTGTGACCTGGTCTTGCAGTAGCAGCTCTGCGTAGAGGCCAAACGCGCCAACCCTACGCCGGCTATCTCGATCGCGCTTCGTCGGAACTAGGTGTTCTAGTCTGCTCGCCTAGCGCAGCCGTATCACTTGCAGGGGTGGCCGTCGCCGGCCACGTCGGTGAGGACCAGCCATTCAGAAAAATATTAGCTGTTAGCTGTTGACTAACGTTTAGTCGATGACTAACGTACTCTCCAGTCGCCCAACACCACCCCATCCCGGGGCCGGGCGCAGGAGATCAAGCAATGGCAACCCTGTCCCTCGGCGTCAGCAAGGCGCCGCCCACCGTCGTCGCGATCCCCTCCCTCGGCGTGGTCGCCATCAAGGTGGGCGCCGCCAGCCTCTACATTGAAGTGGCAGAGGCCGACCGCCTCTCGGTGGAGATCCAGCACGCTGCGCATCAGCTGAGCGGCGAAAGCCAGGATGCCGCCGCATGAGCCGCGTCCTGGTCAATCACCGCAAGGAGTTCACCGCGACCCAGCTCAGGGCACCTAACGAGTTGATGGCCGCGCTGCGCAAGGCGGCCGAAGAAAACCGGCGCTCCGTCAACGCCGAAATGATTTCGCGCCTGATCAGCACCTTCGAAGGACTTGCCATGCCTGCAACCGATGCCGGCGACGGCAAGGCCCACTTCAAGATCCGTCTGGATGATTCGCTGCTCGCCGCGCTCAAGCAGTTGGCCGGCGACAACAACCGCAGCGTCACCGCACAGATCGAATTCATCCTCGCGGCCTTCGTCGCAGACCACATGTCAGTCGCGGATCACTCGCCGGACGCTGGCAGTAGCTGCCCAACTCCGGAGGCCAACCGATGAGCGCCGCCCTCGCCCACCACTCCGACGCTCAGCGCGCGGCAGCAGCCGCTGGCATCGTCGCCCGCGCCGGGCGCCGCTGGGGCCTCCTCCCCTACCAGGTCGTCATCGCGGCCAGCATCACGGCCAATGCCGTCCTGCGGCACGGCCAGAGCGCTGCAGGTGCTGTCGCCGCCGCCCGCCGCGCAGCGCGCGCGCAAGCAGGTGCTGCATGAGCGCCCCTGTCGATGTGCAACGCCTGCGGAACGACCTCGCTTGGTGCCTCGTGATGGAGCGCGGCGCCAGCCGCCGGGCTCGGTACTTCGAGCGCAGGGCCAACAATCCCCGCAATCCGAACCGTGCCGCATCTGCGCGCGTCGCCGCTGGCTACCAAGGGGACGCCGCGAATGACCGTCGCCGCATCGCCGAGCTGCGTGCCGAGTTGGCGAGCGTCAAAGGCGGTGCCGCATGAGCCGCCCAGTCGTCGATAGCTGCCGTGTGTTCGGTGGCAGAAGTCCCAAGACGGGCAAGCCTGTCGGAGAGCGCCACCGGTGGAACGGCGGAAGCTGGGGCAAGGGCCAGTGCGAGTTCTGCCACCGCACCCTGAGCGAAGTGCAGCGCAAGCCGGCGCTTCGCGCCAAAGAGGGAGCCGCATGACCGACCACGACTTCTTCGCCGCCATGGCCGTCGGCATCCCGCCCATCACCCCGCCCGTCAGCCCGGCGCCGGCGCCGGCGCCGGCCGAGCCCACTGCCGAACAGGAGACCGAGTAATGCGCCACCTGGCCCTGCCCTTCTTCTGCGCCGTCGCCGTAGGCCTGCTCCTCGCCCTGCTCGCTTGGGCCCTGCGCAACCAGCTCGACGCCGTCGCCCTGGCCTGCGCCATCGGCGCCGTGTTCTTCGCATGGCGCTGCTGGGAAGACCTCCACACCAGCTGGCCAGCGTTCAAGGCCGAGATGCAGCGCCGCAGCGATGAACGGCAGCGCGCGCCGCTGATAGCTGACGACACCCACTGATCCCCTGCCCTGCGCTCTCCCCCTGTAGCGCAGGGAACCCGCGCCGGCCGGGTTCCAACAGCCGGCAACCCATCCCAGGAGTCCAGCGTGCGTAACCAGCTCGACATCTTCGATCACGACCCAGCCCGCATGGCAGCGGCGAACCGCGCCGCCGCAGAGCGTGCACTGCACGACGTGCAGTTCACCCCCACCGTCCGGCAGGAACGCCACGCGTTCTACGTGGGCGAGGCCGAACGCTGGGAACACCTCGCCGCGCATAGCGCGCGCTCCACCAACAGCAAGGACATGCAGGCATGAGCAACTACAAGAAGACCCTGGCGGACGTGCAGCCCGGTGGGAGGGTGAGGCTGGGGGATGGGTTTGGCCCCAGCGAAGTGTGGGTAAACGTCTACAGCACAGGGGCGTTTAGGGAGGCCAACGACACGCGCGCGCGCGTCGGTGCCGATGGCGTTGGAACCGTCTTGCGCTACGTGCGCGATGACCTCTCCGCCCAGCCCTCCCCGGGTGGTCAGGAGGCGCTGCGCGAAGCTGCTGAGTTTGCACGACGCGTACTGGCGGAAATCTACGCGACCTACCAGGTCAAGATCGGCCCCTTTGCATCGCAGGCTCAGTTGGCAAACGTGAAGCTGGGTGCCGCCCTCGCCGCCCGCCAGCCGGTGGGGGAGCCGGTGGCCTACTGGCTCGCCGTGGACAAAGACGGCATCGTGGAATTCGGCATGTCGGCCGATGACGGCAACGAAGGCCAAGCTGCGCGGCAGGAAGTGAACGATTTTATCAACGGGGCGCTTCACGACGGCGGCGTGCCGCATCGCTTGGTCGGTGTCTACACCGCCCCGCCCGCGCAGGCCGTGGACCTGGTGCAGTTCCGGGCGCTCGCCGAGTTTGGCGAGGAGTTTGCGTTCAGTGCCGAGAAGCAGCCGCAGTCCCGTGTGATCTATGCACAGGCACGCCGCCTGCTGGCCCTGATCGACAGCCAGGCGGTGGGAAATGGCTGACCAAACGACCACCGGCGCTCTGCCGGAAGCCGAGCTGCAGATCCTTCGCCACGCCCTGGGCGTCGGCGAAGGCGGCTTGGAGCGCAGCTACCGCAGTCACTTCGTCACCGGCCCAGGCGGCACCGACCACCAGCACTGCATGGCGCTGGTCGAGCGTGGATTCATGGTCCGGCGCGCCGGAAATGCACTCACCGGCGGCAGCGACCTGTTCAACGTCACGCAGGCCGGCCGAGCCGCAGTGCAGGAGCGAACCCCGCCGCCACCGAAACTGACCAGGTCGCAGCAGCGCTACCAGCAGTTCCTGCGCTACGACGGTGGCGTGACGTTCGGAGAGTATCTGAGGGGCTGGCGATGAAAACGATTGGCACCGACTCGGCGGCGCCCATGGCTGACCAGCTGCTCACCGCTGCAACGGTCCACGTGTTCGCCTTGGCCTTCTTCCTGGCCGGCATCGCGATCAGCCGCGCATGCCGCGCCGCACGCAATGGGCTGCGGTCGGCGGCGGCTGCAATTCTGACCTCGGGCTATGCGAACGAGCCGCGTCATGACTAACCCGGTCAGACCAGAGAAGCCTAACCGCCCTGCTTCCAGAAGATTGCAACGAATGACACTACAAGCGCAGCTACAGATATCCAAACAGCAGCCCATGCCGCGCGAGCAGACGAACGCGCTATGTCTGCCGCTTCTTGGTGCCGGCGGGCTTCTTCTTTGGCTGCTTCTGCCTCTCGGCGAATACGCTCGCGCTGAACGACAAGCGAGAGATTTGGCGGCACCTCATAAATGGGCCCACCTGAACTCGTCTTCCCCACCTCCTTCATCCCTGATACCTCCCGGTGTTTTGGCGATGGTAGACGGGAGCGAGGGCGAATGGGAGCCCTTCGGACCAGAGCGCCGAATCACCGCCACCGAGCAGCTGCGCGCTGCGCTGGCCACGGACTGAAGGAGGACAACATGGTCCAGAAGAACAGGGCCGCTCTAGCGCTTCCGCTCCGCCTCAAGCTCGCCCAGCACGGCCGCCAGGCCGCGATTGCTGGCAATAGCTCGATCATGCCGGGTCTCCCCGGGATTTCCCGCATTGAGCCATTCCTTCGCTCGCGTCCGAAGCACCAGGTTTGCCGCTTCCAGAACTACATGGTGGCGAGCATTCCTCTGCCCCACCGCGAGCCGAGAGCCGAACACAGTCAGCAGCGTCGCGCCCGGCTCCAGAAGCTGTTGCGCCGCATCGCCCTCCAGGTGCTCACCGTGGTGAACCTGCCTGGCCAGTGCGTCCAACAGATCGGCCAGCGACCGGTCAGCGCCCGGAGCCATGGCGGCTCGGATCTGCTGCCGCTGCCAATGCGTCGTCGGCCTCTTGGCCAATACCAAGTCCTGAACGTCAGCGCTCTGTCGAAGAGCGCCCGCCTCAGCCTTGGCGCGGAGCCACAACTCCGCATGCGTCGAATTCGCATATTGACTCATGCACCCCAGTGTAGCGCCAGCCATTCCCCGCATTTCCATCGGAGCTGACACATGACCCAAGAACATATCAGCCACCCGGAAGGGTTGCCGAACTGCGCCGCCGGCCACCGCGCGCGCCACATCCACGACAAGCGCTGCGCGTCCGCCGGTGGTGGCCACCTGGTCGAGTGCGCCTGCAGGTCGACCAGCAAGCATGCCGATCCCGACAAGGCCATCGAGGCTTGGCGCCGACTAAACCGCCCCGCCCGCAGCGCGCGGGCACCGTCGCCGGCAGCTGTTGCCGACAACGTCGTACAGATGCGCCTGGTGATGGCAGGCGGAGGGAAGGTGGTCAGTGCCGTCTGACATGTACTTGTCGCGGGACGAGATCACCGGCCTATGCCGCACGCCACAGCGCGCGCGCCAAGCTGCGTTTCTCCGCAAGAACGGAATCAAGCACTACCTGGACGCACACGACTGGCCGGTGGTGCTTCGCTCTAGCGTTGAAGGAACGGCGCAGGCACCAAAGGCGCCGCCGACATGGACTTCCAGCAAGGTCGCTTGAAATGGGACGGAAACCGAGCAAGCCGGGGGCAATCCCCCGTTTCAGGCCACGCAAGCAGAAATCGGGCGTGACCCACTACTACTACGACCATGGTGGCAAGCCCAGGCGAGAAACTCCCCTCGGAAGCGACTACGGCGTGGCCATCAAGCGATGGGCCGAGATCGAGCACGCGAGCACGATCCCTGCCGCTGCCGTCGTGACCTTCCGGCACGTCGCCGACCGCTACCGAGCCGAGGTGGTTCCTACCAAGGCTGTCACCACCCAGCGCCTCAACAACCGGTGCATCACCGCGCTGCTGAGCTACTTCGACTCGCCGCCAGCGCCGTTTGAAGCCATCCGTCCGATCAACATCCGCCAGTACCTTGATTGGCGAAAGGCGAAGGTGATCGCAAACCGCGAGGTGTCACTGTTCTCGCATATCTGGAACTGGGCGCGCGGCAAGGGCATTACCGACCTCCCCAACCCCTGTGAGGGTATTCGGCGCAACAAGGAAGCCGGCCGCGATGTGTACGTGGACGATGACGCGTTCCGGGCTGTCTACGCACATGCCGATGCAGCCCTGCGAGACGCCATGGACCTTGCTTATCTGACCGGACAGCGCGTAGGCGATGTGTGGTCGATGGACGTGCGCCAGGTCACAGCGCGCGGCCTCATCATCCAGCAGTCGAAGACCAGCAACCGGGTAACCATGGAGATCACGGGAGAGCTGGCTGCGCTGCTCGAGCGCATTGCAAAGCGTAAGGGGGAGAAGTGCCCGAACGGGCGAGAGAAGGTCTTCAGCACGCGGCTGATCGTGGACGACGACGGCCTGGCCCTAGGCCGGGCAGCGTTGCGCTACAGATTCGACAAGGCCAGAGAGGCGGCCGGTATTGCAAAGGGGGAATTCCAGTTCCGAGATCTCCGCGCCAAGGCGGGTACGGACAAGGCCGATTCGGCAAAGGACATTCGCGAGGCGCAGGCCCAGCTGGGGCACTCCTCGGTCACTACGACCGAGATTTACGTGCGAAAGAAACGAGGCTCGAAAGCAACGCCAACGAGGTAGAACCATAACGCACGCCGCCTCAAAACCGACCAGAAGATGACTGTTACGCGGGCGTTACTGCAGATATCAAAGACGATGGTGGGTAATCTCCGCACACAACACGAGGAGATAAAACCATGATGACTACCGAATCACCGTACGAGCGAGTGCAGTTTGATCGCCTGGCCCTGTCAGTCAATCCAGGCCAGCGTAAGGAGGTAATGGCGGCGCTGGATGCGGCTTCGTGCAAAGGCAGATGGGAAGCCCATGGCGGTCTGTCGAAGTTCGACGACAAACCAGGCAGCTCAGAGGTCAGCAGCGTCGGACTGTGGACGTTCTATGCGGCCAGTGCTGAAGACGCGCAACGCGGCCAGCTTGGATTGGACCTGATGCCATAG